ATCCCGGTAATCGTAGCTGGCCACCGCTTTCCTGGTAAGTTCCTCGAGTTCCCGAATCGATATCTGCATAGTTCCGTCTCCCCTCACGTAAAAGTTATATGCTCCCTTAGATCGTGATTGCGCCCCTTTTCCAAGGGCGCGTGTCAAAGCCGACCCGGGAAATGCTGGGCCTTTTTATGCGGGCCTGCAGGGGAGCACAACCACCTGAAGGCCGCAATGTCCCTGCCACCACTTATCACTTTGATTTCGCTCAGTTATTGACTTGGGCGATTTGGTTCCTATTATACTGTCTACTGTCATATACTGTCATACTGTCGGGTCAGGGGGTACATCTCGCCCGCTACACGGACCGCTTGTGCACCGATACGCCCGCGATGAAACATGCACTCCGCCCTCTTCCCCAAGCAAGGATCAATCCCCGTGACAAGAGAACCGTCCCCCTATCACGCAATAAATAATTGTCATCTTGCCATTCCAAACAACAATTTGTGTTGATTTTCCTTTCTTCCTGATAATATTTATAACATTATTCCAAGTTATGCGCATAAATATTTTTAGAGGTTGAAAAGCTATGGTAAAGTACATCGTACAAATGGTTGACAAATATTCGGGTGAAGTATTGGATACCGAGGATGAAGAGTTTGATACCTATGAAGATGCCGATGAATACAGCCTCGTATGCAGTTCTAATTACGCCGCTGGAGCAGAAGTTTTAGAACTGGCTGGGGAAGACTTCGGTAATCCTGATGATGTTCTCATACAGAACTAATTTCTAATGTTTAAACAACGTCTATTGTTTAATTCTACCAACTGCTACATTACTCCTGTTTTTCAATCCATATTATTAAGTGGTAATATTTTCCCGGGGGTCAAACCTAAAATAGCTGCAAAATGAATCCAGAAACGAAAAATACCGAAGGCCTTAAACCTTCGGTAAATTCTTGCTTGATATTGGTGCCCGAGGCCGGGGTCGAACCGGCACGATGTTGCCATCGCGGGATTTTAAGTCCCGTTCTATACCTGTCTATATACCATTATATTGGCTTTTATTTTATTGCCATTTCTTTTCCGCAAATATTTCCGCAAATACCTCTTCTTTGACTTGCATTTTAGTGAGAGACATATATAAAAGTATAATATGTATAAAAAATTATGAGCAGAAGCGGACTTAAAAATAAGCCTCAGTAATTTTTACCCTACTGAGGCTTGATATATTTATTTAAGCATTCTGTTGGTCTTCTTTTTCAAACTCTATTTCAAGTTGCGTCTCGCTACCCGGAAAAGCCTTGTTGAAAAGGTGCTCAAATTCTGCCCAATTAGAAGAAATACGCATTAATGTAATTACTGAGCTCAAGTGTTTTTCTAAGTGCAAATTTCCAATGTCATCAGTCAAAAATTGATGATGCCTATACCTGCGATTACCTCCAAGGGTTTTGGGGTTCTTTGTTTTTAATTCATCCAATACTCCTGGGGGCAATTTTTCGTATACCAATTCATTAGTTAGTGTTCCCGCATAACCGGGACGTGCTATTGATAGGGGGTTGTATTGCCAACCACGTAATCTAAATAATTCCTTGTAAAATTCGTCTGGAAACCTCTTGGTCCAAGGCATTAATTCCCTAGATATGTACGCTTCAAGTATTTTATGTAATTCATTTCTATCGCGCTCTGCTTGATAACCAGTGGCTTCATCCACGAGGGCTATGATGCCAACCTTTGATAAACTCCTTACAATTATTTCACTTGCAATAGCTAAGGGTATTTGCTGTTTTGTTAGGACTCCAGCTTCTCTTGCCAAAAGATATACGTCGCATAATAAAGGTAATATCTCAGCCTTATAACCAGTAGTAATTTTGCCATGGACGTTAATATAAGTTAAAGGAACGAGCACTTCCTGTAAATCCCGATCAATAAAAGGTTGCAGGTTATTGGCATCGATAAAACTGGGCATATTGAGCACTCTTATTTCGTCTTTTTTTCTACCCCTTTTTGTGCGACCAAAAGCCTTAAAAATAGCTGTTTTGGATATCACCCTTGTTTTGTCCTCTAACACAGCACAAAGAAGATCTCTTTCGCCAATATTAAGTGTTCCTGCGTGCGTGGCCTTAAAAATATTATCTTGTAAATCGTTCACATTAAACCTCCAATAAAAGAAATATTTTCCTATATTTTAACAGACATATACCAAAAATACCCTTTAATAATATGAGGTTAATTCTCCGGATAACTATTGTGTGGCTGGATGCAGTTCTTCTCGGTTCATGGGTTTCACCTCAAATATGATCTATCGAACATATAATATTTAAGCGATCTATTTTTTTATACTAAACGCTTTATTTGGATCAGCTTCTACCTTGTTGCTGACAGTATCTTCAGATGTTTCCGTTGAAAATGATTTCAAAATGGTTAACATTATTAGAATTACCCTTAAAGAAGAAAATGCAAAAAAAGAAGCTAAAAACAGCCATGCACATGAAGTTATTTTAGTTGCTATGGTATCCGTGCCTACAAACATAGTTATTATAGTAGATATTACAGCTAAAATTAATCCGCTTATTAGAGCACTATGGAAATATGAGTTCAGTAACTCCATAGCATCATTTTGTTCGATTCGGCGCAAGGTTTTTCTATTAATTGTTGAAATTAGGACTGCAACCATAGTTGCCATAAAACCTACAATTACTGCGCTTACATTTATCGTGGCTGCTAGAACCGCGCTAAATTCTTTGTGGCCAATTATATTGTAATTAGAATAAATTGCTGCTAAAACCACTATACTCGATACTATAAATGGATACATTTTTTCAACTCGTAGTGATTCTAGAAACAGGGTTAGTCGGGGTCGACTCATATAATGACCTCCTAAGTTTTAAGGATTTTTTGTAAATAAGGCCTTCTATCGAAATAATACGGAAGGATGGCATCTATTAGTCGCGAATATACTATACCTTCGGTTCTGGAATAGGTCATTGTTATATAACTATGTACTCTGTCCTCTATTAAATTATAAAATTTACTATTACCATCATCTTCGATAACTGTAACTTCCAGTCTTGTTACCTCTTTTTGTCCATTAAGCTCTCTAAGTGTATCCATAACGGCTTGTTCTGCTAAGCCATCTATTTTTTTAAATTGACCCATGGTAAATTTAAACTCCGCATTAATAGGATCAAAATCTTCCACAGCTTTAAATATTGATAACAATGCTTTTTTATTCGTTGTTAATTGACTATTTCTTAAGTTAGCAAAAGATACATCGAATACTCTGAAATTTTTTTCATTCTGTAACTTCGTATACACATCCGGAGTAATTATTGGTTTGAAAAAAATATCTTCACCCATATAGATTAATTTAAAATAGGTTTCAATTCCGCTAGGCGAAAGGCTGTCACGGTTTCTTTGAATAACAATTACTGCTAATTCAGAATCATATATAGCAGTGACTTCCTCGCCCATATACTCATCATCTGGTAAATCCATATATTCGAAGGTACCATCTGGTTTTACAATGCCAGGTAAATCATTTTCTCTTCCTCTTATAAACTGAAGTCCCCATAAGCATTTCTTGTCTTTTATTTGCCTCAAATTATCAACAGTTTGAAGAATTGCGTTCTCGCCGCCAAAATTATACTTGCGGTCCTTAACATCAATTGACTGCGCCTTTATTAGTATATTCTCCAGATCAAATAATTCTTCATATATGAAATTTTTTTCATTATCATGCCTTCGACACCAAACCTGGAAATAATCAAATCTCACCCTTTTTTTTACGATAACACTCAAGATAACCCCTCCCTACTGTTATTACGTTCAAGGAAGCAATAGATTATCCTTTAGTTAAATACCGATTAACTTCGACAAATAGTGCCTTAATTCAAAAGCCGGGGAGCGATCCCCGGCTGCTTCATTTCTATTTTGCTTTGTGTCTATTTTGGCGGTGTAGCAGTGCTTGTCTTCTCTATTGCCTCAATAATTGCTTCTTTAATTTTTATAATCAGGTTGTCATTAAGATCTGAAGCACTGGCAGATTCAGTTATTGTCAGTGCCCCAAATATTTGAATGGCTTTGTCCTTAATCTCGGCTATAAACTTAGCGGCAGTAGCAGCTGCAGCTGCATAAAATATTGCTGTTATTTGTGTACTATAATCACCAACAATGAAGGTAGCCAACGCCAGTACCGTGAGTCCTCCCACAAACGGCAAAACATTTGTAGCTATAAATTGTGGCAGTTTCCGGATATCGAATGTACCTGCTTTAATGCTCAAAATGACGCCCAATAGAGTGTCGATTAATATAAGGACTAGGACAGCCCCAAGTGCTGCTAATATTCCTGTAGTCATATCCAATACCTCCTATTTATCAATTATTACTTGATTATTGGCCCCGTCCCAAGCAACGGCAATGCCAACGTCCCGCAGAGCAACGGCCGGAATATAAGTTGTGTCCTTGCCATCAACTGTAAGTATCGTAGAGTTTCCTACTTCCTTTCCATTAAGAACTACCTTAACTTCTTTCAAGTCCATTCCAACCTTCATGTCAACAGTTCCTCCTTCTTGGTAATCTACGCCGAAATATTTACAAATTCCCCTAGCAATTGCTTTCGCCAGTATCCACTGGTGCGCTTCATCCGAACACCAAACCACTTCATTATCGTTTGAAACAAAAGCCATTTCCACCAGAATAGTGGGCTTGTATACTTTCTTGATTACACCTATCCCGCTGTCAATCTGCTTCACGCCGCGGTTTGTTAGTCCGGTAGCCAGCACTAATTCACCTAACACGAGGTAAGCCAATCTTACTTCGCTATCACTGTAGGTAGGGTATTGAGAATAAAGAACTTCAACCCCATGGGCGCTCTTGTCAGCAGAACTATTAAAGTGCAAGGCTACCGCAATACCCGCATTTGATTGATTAGCAAAAGCAATCTGCCAGTTTACGTCATCCGTCTGGTTAGTGGCCCCCCATACTGCAACGTCAGCAGCGCGACTCAGGTTTCCGCCGATTCCGTTGAGCTCTAATAAGGTTTTTAACTTCAACCCTACACCAAGATTACCGTCGCACTCCCTCGCTCCATTTGCAGAATTTACAGCCCCAGGATCAAAACCTCCGTGGCCAGGGATAATATCAGTTTCTATATCCATAATATCTCCTTTCTAAAGCGGTCCCGCTTCGCTTTGACTTGTTGCTGCGGTGGCGGTTGAGGTTGAATCCGTCTCACAAGCTTTCATATTCTGCTTATAGTCGGCATAGCTTTTTAACGCTTGAACACCGCCGCCGCCAACAACACCAAAGGTTAGACTTCCAAGCGTGCTAGATAAACTATCCATAATGTACTGGACAACGACAAAATGAGTAAATACACTGACAGCGATCAATCCCAGATAAACCATTAAGGTAATAAAAAAGCCTGCTATTAAAGCAGACATACGCCTTTCATCAATTGAAAATAAATCCTTCCACATGGGCATCGCCTCGCTTTACACCGCCTGCGCTATGCGCCGCAAATACTCGCAATACTTTATTTCTACCTCTCTTGCCCAATTCATCGCTTCTTCTACATCTCCGTTTGTTTTCTGGTTAAGTACGGCTTTAGCTGTAACTTTTGCGAGTTTTAAATTGGCTTGACCCATTTCCATTTGAATTAGAGAGCCTTCATTTCTTAATTCAGCAATGTGTTTTTCTCTGCGCTGGTGAACACCAACATAAGCAACCCCGATAGCTCCAATGCTAGAAATAATAGTTGAAACAGTACCTGCATCCAATTTAACCGCCTCCCCCAAAACTGTTTTTACCCAAAGCAAAACCACCCAGCTGAGCCAGGTGGTTGTCAAATATTTTTGTAAATGTGTTTGCAAATAAGGCTAATACCCCAAGATGACCACTCCCCCCGTCCCCCAAAATAATAGCCGCCCATTTCTGAGCGGCTTGGATCCCTGATACTAAATCCCTAAGCGCTTGGTATTTTACTTGTTCCGCTATCGCTATTTCGAGAGCACAATTACTCCTCCCACACTCTAACTAAAAAAGCATCTCCATAATCTTCTAAAACAATCCAATGAGTCGCGGTTGTATCGGGTCTGAACGGATTTTCTTCAGTTCCCGCACCTATTCGCGGTAAAATTTTATCCTCTACCATTTACAACACCTCCACTCTAAGAATGTCAAATGCCGCGTCTATCGCTGAAGCGGAAATACCATGTCTAGTATTGTTAATCAATTCAACGTCATTGATTGTAGTAGTGATAAGTTCCACGCCATTAACTCCTACGGAGACCTCCGCTCCTCTAAGTACAGCGAATAATTCATGCGATTGCTCTGAAGATACCCCCGAAGGAACCGTAGCCAATACTGTCACTACTTCGTTAATTGTTTTGGCTAATGTTAAAGTAGAAGGAGTAGCTATATAAAGCAGAAGTCTATCTTTACCCGAAGCACTAACCCTAGGTCTAATTGTTCTAGCTGTAGCAACACCTAATGCACATATAAAAGCACTAAATCTGCAATCAGCTTCCCCACTATTTATCGCGGTCATAGCCCCAACAACCGCTGTCTTAAGTTTCAACTGTCCATTCTCAATCTCATATCCACCTGTAAAAGCTTCCCATGCTTGTCCTGTATCCGCGATACCTGGCAGACCATTTGCCCGATTAAATCCATCAAATACTCGTAATTTACTGGCCTTGGTTAGTAAAAGGCTCATATCAGTACCCCCTACGCCTTTAGCATGACTTTTATAGTCCTTGCCGGTGTCTGGGCGGCACTTGCTACCAATGCTAAATAATGCACTCCTGCTAGCTTCAGGGCGTGTACGTCAACTACATAAATCTTGTTTACCGCTACAGTCATAGCAGGAAAAGTCACCCCTGCATCATTTACAATATCAACCTTTGTTCCTCCTGATACAGCAGAACCCTTAATAGTTATGGTTGCGGCATCCCACTCGGAAGGCATCAAGAAAGATAAATATTTAAAGTTTCTAAAATCAATCTCTGTTGATTCTGTTCCCTCATTTGCTATTGTTACATCTACTTCTTGATAACTTCCAGCTACCACAACAGCATTATGATCTGGATCAATCCCAACTTCTCCAGCAACAACAGCTTTAATTTTCCCGTCCGTCCCTGCAGTCACCTCAATCACCTGAGTATTCCCACCGGCATCAAGAATAGGCAACCCCGCATCATTAACTAGCAATGCGTACAGTTGCTGCTTCCCAACCACTTTCCCTTTATCAGTATGCTGTAGATCCCCTTTTTCGATCGGCATTTCTCGCCCTCCCCATATAAAATACCGCCCTACCTCTGGCGGCTATCTTCTGCTTTTCAGCAAATCCAGTATTTCAGTTTGCATTTCAAGGATAAGTTGGTTCTGCTCGTACACATTGTCGATATTAATTTTCCCTGTTTTCTTTTTGTCCTCAACAGCTTTCAGTTTTGTCTGTCTATCAGCCTGTTTTCTCTCGTAATCCTCGTTCTTAAGGTGTTTTTCCGTCTTGCCAATCATCAGTTTTTTATGCATTCACTCTCAACCTCTTTTCTGCCGCATCGCAGACACAATCAGAAGTTAGCGCGATAACGTATTCCCCGGCCCCCGCAAATTCAAGGGTTAGCGCCCCAATCCCGTTGACCGGACTGACTGTATCGGTTGCAATCGTGATTCCCTCGTGTTGTATGCTGACTATGAAGTCGGTATTCTGGTCTGTTATGGCGTTTCCTTGATAATCATGGAAGGAAAATGTTACCGGGAAATCCTGGTTAGTTCCAATCTGATCGGCGCATTCTATTGCAATCTGAATAAAGGCACATTTTATAGCTCTTGCTATCTCTTTGCCATCTTCTCTTTGTATTTGGTATATAATTTCGTTTTCGTTGACAAACTCTGTAGTATGCATTCTATCCCTCCTTAAATGCCTACATGCCAAATGCCATACATTGTATTTATTGGTACGGCATAGGTGTTGCTCTTATATTGAAGTGACAGCGATGTCTGAATTGGCAACCCAGGAGGTATCGTAATAATCAAGCCTTCGCTTTGCTGTCCTGGGCTTACTATTGGCTTAATCCCAAGTGATAGGGCCTCGAATGAGGTAGATGCCCCTACGTTTTGAAAAGCATCAGGCATTCTCCAAGCCATTAAGTTGCGTGCAGTGTTCCAAAAAGAACCGATGGCTAGCCAACGATGGGCCTCCATATCAACACCATTACCGTCATAACAAACATCGCTCCAAGTATCCTCAAAAATAGTTGTGCCGTCTACTTCGAATTTCAGCAAGTTAGTATCAACACTGCCTGCACCTAACCAATGCATGTAACCACCTATAATTAATCTAGGCCCAGTAATTTTAACAATATCATGCCAAGCATCATCTATAAGGGTATTGCTGCCAACCCAGCCAAAGGTGCATACAGGCGATTTCCCGTTCCAAGGGGCTTTGGCAAAAGTAGCACCCATTACATCATTAATATTCTTCACTTTGGCGTGTAGACTGCCTGCATCATTTGCTTCATCTCCCCGGTATCCCACCTGACGCCCTATAAAATTAAGTACGGGCGTTAAAAATTCATACATATTAACTGCCTCCCATCAGGTAATCGCCGCTCATGGCAAAGGTTAAAACATCCCTTATGCCGCCATCCGGTCCATCTGGTGGAGGGAGATACCGGTATGTCTTGGTGACCAGGCCGTTGGCGTCGTACTCAAAAGTAGCGGCAAGGTTGTCCCCAGAGATCGAGTGTACGATATCATCCTGACCCTCCGCTGGATCATTGCTAAAAACCTTAAAATGGAGGGCATTGTTCGCAGTCCAGGCGCCAGTGTCAGCTGCTCGGTAGTATGCCGGGTAACCCGCATCCTGGGCAGCCTCTCCAATCCAATCTACTTTATTTATGGCGTCTCCCGCCTTGACTACCACCAACCAGTATTGAGCTCCAGAAGTCAAGCCCGTGAGGTTAATCGGCACGCTCCACCAAGCTTTTGGATCCGGAATAAATTCCATAGGTACCACTACCTGTTTTAACAGGGTGCCGTCATCTCCATTGGCCGGATCCATTCCCTCCCTGATCTGTACTGTAAGGTCAGCGCCAAGATTATCCCGATCAAGCTCTATCTCCACCCTGCCAATATCTGTAGCACCGGTGAGGGTGAACCGAGCGCAGTGGTTATAATTGGCTATGCTGTTCTCTACTACACCAGAGCCGCCCTTGGCGTCTCGCTGGCTGCCCTGATAGATAAGAGAAAAGGGCTGCGCTGTCAGAATACTGTTCATGGTATCTTCATCGAAAGTAGACCGTCCGTCTTTAAATGCATTTAACAAATGTATATCACCTCCTAAGTTACAGCTGTAAGTGGGATCCTAATCTCGACGGTTAGGGTGTTTCTGGAAACCTTACTGATACCGCCAGGGGGCAGAATCCGGTTTAATATTTGGCCGCTATCTGTAATCTCAGTTGCAGCTAAAAATACACCCTGTTCTGACCAATCACCATTTGCCTCGCCGGGTGTAAAGAAGAACCTAAAGCGCAGTTCATTTAATTCTCTGGTTTTGACTGCAATAGCTTTTCGGAATACCTCGCCTTCCAGCTTTGTGTTCCCTGATGCAGCAGCTGTAGTTCCGGTACCGACAGCCAGATATATAGCGTTGTTAACAGGGATTTCTCCCACAAAAATAGCGGCCAGTGCATTTAGGCCGCTTTGAGTAATAAGATTATGTTCTTCCCTGGTCTCTATAACATTCCCATTTTCATCGCGCCAGATAAAGCGCCAGGTACCAGATACACCAATGTTTTCTTTTAAGTCCAAAAAAATACCCCCTTTCTGGGAGTTAATTTATTTCTATATCGCTATTCCTATAACTAAACTATAATTTCCTGTGCAGGTTGAGCTTGCGCAATTGCCAATTCAGTAAGCAATAAAGCCTCTCGCTTACAAGCTTGTAAATAGTCCTCCACTGTTTGCACTTCTGGTGGGTTCTTTCCCCAACGATACTCAAAGGTATTTTCCCCCTCGGAAACAACAAACAGATAAGCATTGGGTTCTTCAAAAACTTTAATTTCTAAACATTTTCGTGTCCTCCTTACAGTTCTAGAGAATAACCTAGACTATACGTTACTGAATCAGCATCTGACGGCTCGACGGTTACTTGCCACCTACGAGGGAGTTTTATGCTTTTAACCGTACCGTAAAAATCAGTTGCTAAGGCTCCGGGTTATATTTGGAAACTGTACCAACCTCCAACCTCTGCGGCTAGAAAACCTGTGTCCGCCAGCGAAAGAGTAGCGTTGTTAGTAGGCTCAATGAATTGAATATGCATTTTAAGAGTTGTTGCGCCAGCTTTTGCGGTAACGTAGAGATATAAGGTAACTCCTTTACCGTTATAGTTGATTTGTTGCGGCGAGACTGTCATGGCTGTCCTTGCCGCATTTGCCAGCAAAACTCCTTCGAGGTTATTGCGCCACATATCCCATGTGGCAATTGAGTAAGTGCCATCGCCATTATCAATAAGCTTTAACGGTTGCCCCCATAGTTCTGGTGGTCTTACAATAATATCTGCCATTACTTAACCCCCTCTGCAACTATTGTCAGTGTCCCCGACGTGGGCGCATTTGCAAACTGTACCCTTAGTCTCAAATTGCTATGCACTCCTTGTAGTGCAGGAATAGTCTTAAAACGTGCGCTGGCCCCGATTCCGCCCACCTTGCCCGAGTATAATAAATCGCTCTCTGTATTTGTTATCACCTCGTGCTCATAATACATACATCCAGCCGTTGTTGCGGAAAGGACATTAACTGCGGCACAAGCTGTAAATATGGTTAAATCACCGTTTGCGTTACCAGCTACATTGGATAAAGTGCTGTAAACGGATAGTTTCCAGTCCTTGTACTGTCTTATTTCTGTGTCTGCCAAATGGTCAGATATAGCATATTCATGATAATCCGTGTCCCTGATCTCAACCGCGTTGGCTAAAGTTGCTTTTATCTCTTTACTTCCAGTTAGTGAAGTAATAACCGCACCATTTGCATCAACCTGGACAGGTATATATACTCCTCCGGAAGTTTTACCCCAGACTAGACTATCAGGCCCATACCTGCCGTTACCTAAATCAATTCCTGTCATAGGACGGAAATCATCTGCAACAGGATTGAAGAACTGCGGTATTGGAGTTTTTCCACTTTTATCTCTTAACATTGTCTTTGTATCATATCCCATTTACCAATCAATCCTCTCTACCCAAATGCCAGGGCCAATCATTGCCCAATCTCCACCGCTATCACATACAACTAATCCACAAATAGCATCAGCATCCCCACATCGATAAGGTAGCGATCGCGGTGTGTTTGTAACCGTGTCAGATATCCCAGCCTTATCAATTCGTCTGTCTATCTTAGATATAATCGTCGTATCCCCGGCCCTATTTTGTTGGGCCGAAACCAGTGCCTGAAGGTAATCGGCTATACCTTTTAATCGTCCGCCGTATTCTATCTTGTACTGCCATATATCTGTAGTTACGTTTGATACGGTTACTTTCCGAACCAGGAAGGTTCCAACCACGTTTCTCTCGGGCAAATTGATATTAACCAATTGTCCGGGTTCCCATCCTGGAATCTCCGTACTAAAATTTCCGGATACTGTTGGATTAGAATAATCTCTCAGCTCCGCTTGGCCAGCTGCCTCCGCCGCCTCTATTGTCGTTAAAGCATCGTCGGTTATAACATCTTCAAATATACCGTCACAGTCCAATACTGCCGCCGCTATAGCCTCCTGGCTTTCGAGATCCTCAACCATGGTGATAACGTCAATATCCTGTTTGGCTGTAAGAGTAATGGTGGTACCGACTGTAGGGGTGGAAGTGTCATTAGCGCACTTAATGTACTTCTCCTGAAAGTTCAGAAAGTAGTCATAAGTTCCATCGTCCTCATCCACGTTCTCTATGCCAATGCCACCATCAGGATTAACTAAAACTCCACCCACCTGAAAACTGCACTCATGAGGCCCCCATGGGAGGTTCCATACCCGGGCCACACCGTCTGCTTTCCACTCCAGAGGTTGTGGATCACTTAGCATAGTACCACCTATGACGTAAATCCTGTTTTTTAAGCTCTGTGTATCAATGGTATGACTGCCAAACTTAAATCTCCCCCCGGGTACCAACTCCATAGGAGCTGGGCTGATTAATTCATTCAGGGAGAAGAACTGAAGATCCTTGAACGAATCAGGCTGCCAGTGCCAACCAACATATTTACATAGCAATTTAAAACACTCGCTGGGCTTAACGTAATTAAATTTAATTTTAATAATATTCGGAGCTCCGGATCTTACGCCATTTATTGTAAACCCAGGGCATTTTTTTGCGGCAATGTCCAAGAATATGTCGCTGGCACTCATGTTCTCGTAATCCTCAATAACTCTTTTGCGGTCCATCAAGGCGGTATAATCATCACAATTAATTTGGCGGACATTTATGGAGCCATCCGGGAAGGAGCGTGCCAATTTATCCTTTGTTATAATTCCTGCAAAAAGGCGTTTATCATCTTGCTCAATAATTATTTCATCGCCCCACGCCGGCTGTACTCCTTTTAGCTGGAATGAACAAGTATCTATTTCATAGGTGAACGCCTTTTCGATTTTAAGACTCTTTTGTTCCAAATCCGGAAGACGCTCAACTCCGGCAATTTTAATGCTTCTCATCAAATCAGCCCCAATTTATGTAGCTTGCTTGTCATTTCTTCTTCCCAATCCTCGGTCAGCTGGAATATAAATGTATTGCCACCATTGTTGTAGGTGGTAGAATTGGATGATCCGGCGGCCCCCGAGGATTTAACAGATATGCTTGATATGCCAGCCATAGTGTTTATAACTGACTCCAAGCTTGGCAAGCTATTCTGAATTCCCTCTATAAAAGTCCCCACCAAAGAAGGGCCCCATTCCATGATCTTGCTTAATGGTCCTTTATCTGCCGGTGAGTGCGGCATATAAGCATCTACCGTGCCGCCTAATTCCTCCATGGTTTTTCGCAGGGCTTCAAACTGGCTTTCAATTCCGCTTATAAAATTAGTCATCAGACTTACACCGTAACCCGTAGCACTTTTATCAAGGGCCTCAAACGATACCTGAATTTTGTTAAGCTGCTCAGTAGTGTTCTTCAGGATCTCGGCATTTTTTGTTTTCCACTCCTGTTTTAATTCTTCCAGTTTTTGAGCCGCCGCGATATTTAGTTCCGTTAAACTCGCCTGATAATCTGCATATAGCGCGTCCGACTGTTCATTAGCAATAGACCTGGCAGCGCTTTGTTTCTCTTGCCAGAGGGCAACATACTGGCTCAATTGAACATCAGTCAAGGTGTTCAGCGCTGCAATCTCATCGGCGGCGTCCGGACCCATCTCTTCAAGTTCGGATATTAAATCATCACTGACGCCCCGGCCAGCTATTAAAGACAGGTTTGCTCTCCAGGAACCTATTGTATCTACCTGGTCTTGCAGGTTCTGTAAGAGGGTTTCCCCCGATACTTCTTTATTATTAACCGCATCGAATAGTCCCACAAAATTAGCAATTGCGTCTGCTCGGGATGTTAATTCGTCTTTATAAGACGCAGTCAGGCTAGCTTCATCCTCAGCCAATCGGTTATTAACTTCATCCACTGCAACTTGATATTCCTGGGCTGCTTTAGCCATGTCTGCATAGTAATCAGCCACAACCTCTTTGGCATCGCCAAGCAGATCTTGGTAACCTTTCAATGCTGTCTGCTGTTTCTTTAAAGATTCCAGCTGTTCCTGAGTTGCCTCCATTTGAGCCTTGGCATCATAAGCCGCAAGTTTGGCCCGGGCTTCTACAGCCGCCTTTTTAGCCGCAGTCAGCTTATCTTCGGCGGCGCCCTCTTGTTCTAATGCTTCAATTTTGCTATCAGCAGCTGCTATGGCTTGTTCAAGGGAGGCCCGTTCGATTTCTGCTTGATCTGCAGCCTGTTGTTTCTGGATCCCTGTTAGGTTGGCAGCCTCTTCTTTTAATTTGGCTTCCATAGCTGCTATCTGTTGATCCATGGAGGCTAGGACTTGACTGGTACCGTCCGTGATACCCTGAGCCAGACCTGCAGAAACATTCTCACCTATTTCAGTAAAAACTGTTGAGGGAGAATGGATACCCAATAATCCCTTAACTGTATCTGTAATTTTACTGGCAACGGTCGCCATAGTCTCTCCTATGGCATCAATACGAGACGATATGCCATTAATAAGTCCATTAATTATGGCTTTCCCTAAACTTAGACATGTTGTAACTAGTCCTTCAAAGGCATTAATTACAATAGTTTTTATGCCTGACCATAAATCAATAAATATATCCTTAAAGTGCTCCCAGGCTCCTGCCCAATCGCCAGCCATTATATCTAAAACTACACCTAACACATCAGCAATTACTTGAATAGCAGTTTGAAATATGGCTTTAATTATGTTCCATATATTGGCCAGAACAGATGTTATGTTATCTCCCCACTCACCCCAAAACGCTGTTATGCTTTCAGCTATAATTGTTATAATGGCTTTTATGTCTTCCCAGATGTCTTCAACTTTATTTCTAAAATCTTCGTTGTTTTTCCATAGATCAACAACCGCTGCAACCAAGCCAGCTAAAATTGCTATAACTGCAGCAACAGGGGCTACTACACCTGCTACTGTAGCCATAAACCCACCAGTTGCGCCTTCTGCTGCTACCGCTGCCGCCACCAATCCTGATGCTCCCAGCGCCTCCGATATGGTACCAATAGCACTGACTACCATTCCCGCGACAATCAACAGCGGACCAATTACTGCAGCTATCCCAGCCACAATAATTATTGTTTGTTGTAAAGCAGGATTTAGATCTGCAAAACCATTTATAAACTCCGTAATATTTTCAATTAGAGCTCTAAGTGGTCCGGAATTCAACTCATAAAGTTTTACCGCAGCAGTTTCGGCCGAACCCTTCATTTGCTCGATTGATCCGCTAAGATTGTTCATTTTCTCGCGGGCTACTTCTTTAGCAGTAACGTCAGACATCGCAGTCTTCATAGAAGTTACACCCTGCTCACCCTCTTTATAGAGGATGTTAGCCGCCCGGATCGCATCAGACCCAAACATTGTCTCTAGTGCCATCATACGTTCAGCGTCTGTTAACCCGCTCAGGTTGGTTTGTAGCATCCCTGCAATATCATCCAGAGATTTTAAGCTGCCAGTAGAATCGTAAAAAGCACTAGTACCGTCTTTGTTGATTAGATTAAACTTTTTAAATGCTGCCGAGGCCTTATCTGTAGTAGGTTGCAGGTTTAGGAGCATTGTCTTTAAGCTTGTACCCGCGTCAGAACCCTTTAGCCCATTTTGAGCAAAAACAGCAAGAGCTGTAGCAGTATCTAGGAATCTCATTCCGGCCCCTGCAGCTACTGAAGAAGCTTGAGAAAGTCCTAAGTTCAATCCGGCTACGTCGGTAGCTGAAGCATTAGCTGCCCCGGCCATAATATTAGCTGCATCAGTAACCGTTAGAGCATCATCTTTAAATGAATTTAGAGCTGTTGACGCAATAATTGCAGCATCAGCCAACTCTATATCACCCGCCGCCGCTAAAGCTAATGCCCCTGATAATCCTCCATTTAATATCTGCTCTGTACTGACCCCGGCCTTTTTTAATTCTTCAATACCCCGGGCAGCCTCAACTGCACTATATTTTGTATCGGCCCCCATTTCTATGGCCATATCGTGCAGTTGCTCTAGGCTCTCGGTTGTTTCACCGCCCAGGGCTTTAATATCAGACATACCTTGCTCGAAGTCAGATCCTGCTTTAATAACAGCGGCTCCAGCTGCGGCTACCGGCACTGTTACACCCATAGTCAGAGTTTTACCAGTGCTAGTCATGCTCTCCCCAGCCGTTTGGAGCTTGTTTCCCATATCTTGCAGCGCTTTGCTAGTGTCATTTGCCTGTGTTTTTAGTTTTTTCAACTCTTGCTCTGTTTTCGCAATCTCGCGCTGGTATGCCCTATACTGCCCTTCGTTGATCTCACCTTTTGCAAATTGCTGGTTTAGTTGTTCCTGGACAGCTTTTAGACTCTCTAGTTTGTTTGTAGTATTTGATACGCCCTCGGCAAGCAGTTGCTGCTTTTGAGCCAAAAGTGCAGTATTTGAAGGGTCAAATTTCAACAGTTTCTCAACTTTATAAAGCTCTGACTGTATATCCCTTGCAGACTTATTTACATCCTTAAGTGCCGCCTGTAACCCTACGGTTTCTGAACCAATTACTACATTTATGCCTCTTATAGTCTCCGACAATGCTCTCACCTGCCTTTATATCTGCAGGCAGGCATTGGCTCGCTACTTATTGTGCGGCTCGCTCTGTCCTTCTATTTTCACTGTTACTATTTGCTTGCACCGCTGACATTTGATTGTAAGATCAGCGGCATTAGCATAAAACATGGTTTTTCCACAATGGGGACATTTTACTTTTTCCATCTGATCAACTCATTTCAACTTCGTGCCTTACCTGAGCCATAGCAATTCCGATCTTTTTTCTTAGCTCCCTTATTTTGCGTTCTGATTTCTTTGTTTTAGGACCGCTTAATAATTTTGTTTGCCTTTCTTGCATTGCCCTTATCTCGGTATTTGTGTAATGAGATATATATTCCTGAGAGCAATGCGGACATTTAAATGCTACTTTTTGAATATCTCCCTGTATGAATGTTTCATTGATCTCTGTTAGTACGAATTCCTTATTACACCCTTCGGTGCATACTAGCTTTACCAGGTATGCCTACCCCCTATCCGAGCAGCTTATCAATATCCTTTTGCGTTGCCTTCCGTACCTTCCCACTGTCTACAAAGAAGTAAATATCTAGAAAACTTATGAAATCTGCTACGCTGAATTCATTTATCTCTGCAAGACTCATCTTTGCTCTTTTGCCGGATGCTATCAATTCAAGATCAAACTCTTCCGGATTGATTGTTCGCTTACTTTTGCTGGACTTGTTTTTTGGCCGCTCCTTTACGAAAAAAGCCGTTGGTAGCCTCCTCCATCACGGCACCCATAAGCTGTTCATCCGAGAAGTCGAATCCATCAAATGTCGAAAGCCAGGTTTCAAACCCTGGGAATTGATTACCTGGTCCTGAATCTGCCTTGGCCATGGCCCAGGTCATCTGGAGTATCATTACAGTATCTAGTTTGCTGTGATCCTGTTTTATGGAGTTCATTTTTGTTAGATCACCCAGCAGATCAGCCCTAAATTCCTGCCGGTAATACAGAAGGGCCAGGGGCGTAGCCCTGACCCTAACCGGTTTTTCGCAGATTTTTATTTCTTTCATATATGCTCCTTAACTAAAGGTAGGCAACTGCACTGCAGTGAACCATGCATTGTAAACAGCTTCATTGGCAGTAGCTAACTCAAGAACTCTTTTAACGATCTTCTTTCCGCCAATCTCAATTGGCAGCATTGTAATGGCTGCAGTTTCAGTCGCAGGATCATCGCTGCCCTCAGTAGTTTTATGATCTTTTTTGGGTCTGGCTAACTTGCAGTCATAGTAGACAAACCTGCGGTTTTTAACATCACCCTGCACTTGTCCCATTAAAGCAAACTCTTTTTGTGCACCATCCGCAATTTCTACTACTCCTCCGTCAGTATCCATTTCCCATCCAAATGCCTCTACTAAAATAGCATCCGGAATTAATGCGGTTTCTAAATCTCCTGAATATCCGTTGTTGCTGGTTGAAGTGTAGTAAATACTATTGTCTGCATAAAATTTTGACTCTTCCCCCTCTGGATCCGCAGATAGTCCCACCACCCCGAGGACAGGAATAGGTATTCCATAACCAGTAGCACCTGCAGTAACATTCGTCGATGCTCCGACTGTCACCCCAGTGGTGCCAGGGGTACACGCTAATGCTAATGTGGCATCATCCGCAGCCACCACTTTTGCTGTCAAAGTCAGAACACCTGCCGCACTTCTGGCAATAAAGTCCTCAGAGACAGCCGCATTGTTATTTAGTACATTGGCGACGGCGGCGGCAACTTGGGTAACTGTACTGTGTGATTCAGTGGAAAAAGGAACTTTAATAGCCAGCGGGGACCCCGTGACAGCTGCGCTGGTGACCGTTATGGTCACTTCCCCGTCCAGAGTGCAGCCGGTCAAAAACGCTATGCTTTCAACCTGAGCCACACCTTTAAAGGCTATATGTAGTTTTTCGAGTCCATATAAAACCTTGTTATTAGACATTTCTTTAACCTCCTATAAGTTTTATTTCATAAACAACCTGCCGCATCTTCTCCGACTCCAAATACGCTTCGGTTTTTGAGTACGGTAGGCGAAGTAATTTTAAAAGATCCTGCACCTTTTTTTCAGATACAGGATCTTTGTTTACCGTATAAAGTTCAATTTGGTAATTACCAATATCAACGTAGTTCTGGTTATCAGCTTTCATATCAGACCCATAAGCATACTGATAAGTAATAAAGGGGTAACCAGGAGCAGGATTTTCTTCAGTATTTATAAACTCACCATAAGCAGCCGGCAATCCTATAGATTTAATTCCAGTGAATAATTCTGCCTCTGTCATATCCTATTACTTCCCCCCTCCATTTCGAATAACTCGCTTAATGCGAGATAGCAATACCGGCTCCCACTTATCATAAACTGGCCGCATATGTGGAATCTCATCTACCCGTCCTCCATTTACTTTTGCGTGACCGAATTCGAGTAGATGTACCCGACGATAGTGTTTTTTGTTCCAGATTACATATTTCCTATGACCGTGACTCCCCAATGATTTATTAGTTTTAACAAAACTCCGGGCATACTCACCTCTAGTCACAGAGTCCGATTGTGGAGCCTCCAGTGCTGTTTCTATCAGCACTGCAGTTGCAACATCATCAACTGTTAATTTAATACCCGCACTAACATCATCGGTATACTCTTTAACCGCCCGGGTGATCTCATTGGCCAGCTGATCAATGGAAGTTTTTTTAGCCATCAGCCGCCACCCTTTCACAGGTTAACCTTATTTTTTCGCTTGTTTTGCCCGGGCTGGTCCGGATGATCCGGTAAGTAATGGAATCGTGCTTTAACTTTGTTTCTTTTCGATATTCCCTTGTATAGATTTCAAATGTTTTTTCAGGACGCAACCCGGCTGCAGCAGCATTATAAAACTCTCTGGCATATACTTTTAACTCCTCAGCAAATACCTTTCGTTCAGTAGGAACCTGCACCTGGTTGCCAATGTTGTCTGGGGTGATAGTAACGCCAATTAAATAAATTACCCTATCCTGCCTCACTTACATCAATCCTTTTAAACGTCCAGGTAGACATCCACCTGGTGTCCGTCCAGAGCACTGGCCAGATCAATCGTATTTGATTCGATTGCTGTAGCACTCACTGTTACAGTCGGAGCGGCCTCTAACACATTATTTAAAAATACCTTATCCACCGTATTTCTCTCCAAGAGATAAGGCAGCCCCAGTTTATCATTCCAACCAATAGACACAATGTCTTGTGCCACTCCAGCGGTTCCATTAGTGGAAGCCCCTGCGGTAACCCCAGTAGTGTCTGTATCTACAAAGCCCATGGCTAAAGTCCCATCGTCAGCTAAGTAAGCATCAGAGGTAAGAGTTACGGTAGCCGAAGTTCCAGCCGCATTGGAAGCGGTAAAGTGCGGAGCAACATCAGCGTCGGCATTGATAGCTGCTACGATCAGAGTTGCTACCTCTATAGCCGTATCATCCTGTTCTACTTCCACGGCTATTGCCTTTGGAGCGTCCAAGACGGCTGCTGTTACGGTTACCGTAATAGTTCCAGCAGCATCCGCCTTATGGGATATTAGCTGAGTTTCTGTCTGGAATGCAGGAACATGGGTGCGGGCTGGTAGAGTAACCTTATCAACAGTTTTGAAGGCCTTAGCCCCCTCCACAACAGCAACCCCATTAGTTGCGATTGTCTCTGTTATCTCTTCATCTGCATAATTTGTTCCGGTTAGTACCACATTTCCAGCAATACCAGCTACGTTTCCTTTTATTCTTGCGGCTCGTGGTACAGCAGGGTCAGTAAGGTTGACGGCCAAGGTAGATCCACCCGCAGCTAGGATAATCCCAGCGTGTACTCCGGTATTGTTTGCTGCCACGGCATCTGCAGCCAGGACTTGAAAATGGGCTCTAAATGCCCTGTCAACCACTACACCCTCCACATCGGTCTGAAGTTTTTGTCCCATTTTATGATTATATGAATGCATCGTTTACCTCCTTTTAAGCTGTTGTAAAGCTTATTACTGTATATTTCATAGTCTGGCCGGCGTATGCGGCCGCACGGTCTATAACGATCGCGTATTTTGTGGCTGCATCTAAAGGGTTGCTTGTTTCTATAGTCAGCAATTTGCCCGTAATATCCAAGGTAGCAACAATAGTAACAGGTACCTGGGTACTATAGCTTACCAGGGCTATTGAGTAGCTCTTAATCCTGCTGTTAAAAGTCAGTACAGGTTTCACATTTACTGAAACGGCAGTTGCTCCTTCTGCTGGGCTGCTTGTTACTTTAAGCACTGAGCTTCCGATGGCCAATTGACTGAGTAAAGAATAAAAGACGGGAGAGAACTTAATCTCCCCGTCTTCTACATTCCAAAGATCAGCTACGCCCATGACGATTATGCCGACTGCCAGGTCATCAAGCATCGACGTTTCAGATACCCCAGCGCCTAACATGAAAGACTTAACAGCCAATAGCTTTTGAGTCAGGACATCATTAAAATCAGTGCCTTCCACCTGAGGGCCCAGTCCCTTTTTGCACTCAATTAAGAGTTCGGCATCCGTCATTTAGACCAACTCCTTAAGCGCCCTTCTTGACTATTACGACACCGTTCGGATCAATGAGTTTTCCATCGGCTATAAGGATAGCCTTGTCAATCCATTCGTTGGTGTCATGGTCGAAATACCTGAACATGGTCATCTGCATATTGCTATTGAAACCATAGTTTTTTAGGTTGCAATATACAGCAACAACATCCGTCACCGCGGCATCATCATATGGGGCAATTATATCATCCTCAACCAGAATTACTTCCTTGCCGCCAAAACGCTCCTGGGCTCCCTCGGTAATCCCATAGTTAATACGTCCTATGGGCTGACCGTTGGCATCTACCATGCCGTCAATATATGCTTCAAATGTACCTGACGCCATAAGGAATGCCGCGCCTGCCTTATAAGCCAGAGGCATTTTTGCAAAGACCTTCTTCTTCCAGCCGTCCCACGCATCGAATTCAGCTGGGGTAAGAGTAACGATCTGAGCTGCTGGCACTCTTGGATCTAGGGTAATACCCAGGGGGCCACCCGCTCCAGAGCCACTTATAACAGCTTGGTCGATAGCCTTAATCATGGCTTCAACAATCAGGTCCGTTATGGTATTCTCGAAACCAACCAGGGTTACAGTGTCTGCCAACAAAGAGGTAGATACTTTACATTCCAGCCCATAATAAGCAAAGGTCACGCTGGTATTGGCCTGCACCTTCTTTTTATCCGATACGGCAGCCTGGGTGATCCAAGTTGCAGTCGGTTTCAGAGAAAGAATAGGTACCGTAACACCGCCTCTAATGCTGAGCCTTCTAACCCGTGAGAATACCTGTCCATAGACGGTTATTTTACTAATTACCTCATTCAGTATAGTGGTCGGAATTACTGCAGTAACATCGGTTGTGGCCGTCATGGCATCAAGCCTTAATTCAGGAGTTACCCGCCCAGTTCTGGCAAATTCCATAAAAGCAGTTCTATATTCTACAGTTGCATATGGGTCCACCGGTTCTGCAGCCCTACTTTGTTGTTGCCCTCCGCCTATTCCATAAGTAGCCAAGATATTAAGCGGACCAACGGGCTGCTGCCCTCTCTGTTCCCCTTCTCCGGAAGCAGGAGGGGGATCCTGGTGCCCCGGTGTGCCAGGCTGATCGTCCGGAATGCCATCAATCATTGACCTCAGTTCTGCAATCTCTCCGTTAAGGGTTTCCAGTTCAGTATTAATACTTCTCAGTTCTGCAATATCTTCTGTAGTACTGGCTCTGGTACCCAATTCAGTCTTCCTGGCTTCTTTTTTTGCCAACATAGCTAATAGTCTCTTTTTCATCTCTTATTGCCCTCCAATTTTTAAATTTTCATCAACACTTGTGCTCTTGTTCTCAACGTTTCCAGTTGCTGCTCGTTTTTCAGACTATCCAGTCCAGACCGGGCACTCTCCAGTGCACGTTTATCCACACTATCCAGTGTTTCGTCGCGAGCCATTATGTTAGTCTCCTCGTATTGGGGAGACCATAATGCTGATACTTCCCATATCTTTTGGAATTTGTGAATCTCCCGGGTTGGCAGATCAGTGTCCAGATTAAGCCATTTTTCCTCTTTCGCAGTAAAAGAAAAAGACATTCCGCTGACATCCTGACTTTTTACGGATGAGTACAGCGATTTTGCCTCTGCATTATTTTCAATATCAAGTTTGGCCCGAATACTTAATCCCCGATCATCAATAATAAGCTGCATTGTGGAATTCGGATTATTTTTGCGGCTTCTGGCCAAAGGAATTGTTCTGTTGTTGTGATGAATAAAAAATGGGACATCTTTTAAATCTGCCCCATCAAGTGCACCGCGTTTTATAATCTCCTTGAACCATCCACCCACATTTGTCTCAGCCTCGTAAGGTATTACAAAGGCTTCGATTATTGCGCGTGGTTCTTCATCCGTAGGCTCCAGTGCTCTTATCTCCTGAAGTTCAAAATATCTCTTAGGCATTTCATCCTTTTGTTCAGGTTTGACCATTGGCATTATTCATTACCTCCTTGATTCGTTTCTTTTCCTCCAGCTCGCTTCATCTGGTACTCGTTGGCCAGTAAGACATCAATATAATTCAGGCTCATATTTCTGATGTCCCCACCTTCATAAGGCGGGTACCCAAATAATTGCAATAACTGGTTGTTGGTCAATGCTCCCCGGTTACCCAGGATGTCAGCTACTGCTATTCGATTTTTTGTATTGGTGAACAACAGCATCTGTGGGTAAAAAACAATCTCATTACCGAAATCAATCTGGTTCTGCGTAAATATAGCTTTTGAAAAAGCTTGTCCCAAAGCTATAATTATGGGTTCTAGGGTCTTTTCATAAAATGCCTGGTATTGCTCATCAGTAAAATCACCGGTTAGGATGGGAACCGACACCCCATACCAATTCAGCACTTTGTTTTGAAGGAACTCCAACGTATCCTTATCAATCAGTTTGGGGTCTATATTTAACGGGGTATAATCACCCTTCAAATCCAGTGCCACTATGCTTGTATTGCCGCTGCTTATAGCCGCCTCCAGCTTGGCACGTTCCGCTGCTTGCTTGTCATCATCCATCATGGTATTGACTTTAATTATTCCGCGAAGTGACAAGCTAGTTTTAATTGCTTTCTCCAAACCCTGCAGTACCGAATCATTGATCTGCAGCACCTTGAGCAAGGCTGCATTATCAGGTTGACCGTTTAATCCCCCACCCATGATGTCATTATTGCTGAACTTCTTACGCAAATGAATAACGTCAGAATATTTAAGCGTAAACTTATCCCCATTAGCGAAACTCATTTCAATATACAAGGTCTGGTTTGGATCTTGAAGAAAAGTAACAGTTGTAGGATTTAAGGGATAAAAGGCAGTGTATTCCTTCGAGCCATCCGGCTTTAAATAATACTCAGGATAAATAAATGCATTACTGTTCATAAACAGCAACCAGATCGTTTTTTCAATAAAGTCCCTGGTTGTCATTAGCGGGTTCGGAGCAAACTTAAATAGCCGGTTGAAGCTGCTTGCTACGTTTACCTGCATTCCGTCACTATTGTTAGTTCTTATGTGCTTTGGCTGTAGCTTACTACATTCAGTTGCTATCACATCAATGCACATCTGGACAACGTCAGAGGCATAAATGTTATTACCAAACATAGAAAAAACGGGCGTATACCCGTTCATCATCATTGCATATTTAAGATTCTCCCGCCCGTCTTTAGAAAAGGCAAGTTTAATTAAATCCTTAAAGGCCACTTCATCACCTCATATCTACACTTAGGCTGCTTGCCTTTTAACAAGTTCAAGGAACTCGGTTCTATTATCAATATATATCCTGTATGCGATTATCATAGTCACTGACCCATCTATTTTCTTTTCCTCTTTTCCCTGAATCTTAATTGGCATAATTTCTTCTTTACTATTAATGTTAAAGGCCGTATTTTCAAGGCACCATTTATCTATGGGGTTATCATTATAAACAATGAGTTTACTACCCAAATCCTTTTCAACCAACTTCATAGGTTCTGACATACTCCCCCACTCCTGTGATACTCTCTTGCACTCAAAACTATAGTCCTCTTCCATTTCTTTAACCCAATAAATTGCTGACCATTTGTCATAACCGGTCTTGTATGTCCGTATGCCGTAATTTTTATAGAGGTCAACATACCATTTAGTAACTAACCTGAAGTCATTCTCGTTACCTGATGAAACAGTAATTAATCCCTGCCGGATCCACTCCTTGAATTTCAGTAAATCATCCTTGTGGAGATTATCGAGTTTTGATTCAGGTATAAAATATTGCTGGTGGAAGTATTTTTTATTACTACCAGGTTTCATTAACATGATCTTTGCACTGGTTAAGTCACCTGTTTTAGAGAGATCGGCAGCGCCTATTGCATAACAGTCCCTAAATTCTTCAAGATCAAATTTTTCAATATTTATTATGTCTTCCGGCATGAGCCATGCACTTGCATTGTTTTGCTTGATATTGAAATCCTTCGCCAACACAAACGCCCGGGTTGACTTGCTAGTTTTGGCCTCCTCGATCATCTGCCTTAGGTAACTCCATTTTTTAATAGTTCCTAAGCCAGGATTACTCTTTACCCAGCTGCTCTCATCCTGCCAGATCTCGGCTTCGGAATCTTGTGTGTAGAGCCAGATCAGCCATCGGGGACGGTCAAGTTCTCCATCCAATACCTGGCGCGCTTCTTTTAATCGGCCATCCAGGTAGCCATCGTTAGTAAACCCCTCAGTTGTAATCTCACCGTAAATTGGTTCATCCTGGGTTGATAGCGCCTGACGTATTGGCATGATCGATTTGTCATCTTTGAGTTCGTGACTTTCGTCAACGGATCCGACGCCGATATTTTTACCCTCTTTAGCGCCGGTCTTCGCTGATATCTTACGTATATTTCCTTTGTTTTTGTATGAGAATTTACCAGTATGCTTTGGCTTTTTAGGGTTTCCAAAGAATATACCTTTGATGTTTTTACGCGTTACCTTGGCCAGTGCCGGGCTTTGCTCACGCATCGCATCGATGGCCTGAAACATCAGATCTGCCTGCTCGTAATCATTACTAGAGCAAAGTATCTTAATTCCAAGAGGACCACAAAAAAACTCGGCCAGGTCCATAGCCGATACAAATGGAGTTTTTCCATTTTTCCGGCCGATCACAAGTAAGTAGTCTTGGAATTTACGAACCCACCGACCAATCTCGCCATCGTATATTTTGAAAGAATAAAAAGCCTCAACAAAGGCTTTTTGAAATAGCATCAATATGAACGGTTTACCGGCAAACGGTGCCTCGGAATGCTTACATTTCGTCTCAATAAATTTAATGCGTTTATGGGCTTCAGTGAAGTCAATCCGAATATCCGGGTCATTAAAGTGTTCAAGCAGCATGTCCAGCTGCTGCATTAGTTCATGTCCAATAATTATTTCTCTGGACTTGCACTTGCCTATATATTCAAGCAGCCAGGAATGCTGATCAGCAGCTGGTACCCCAGGGTTATATATTCCGTTTGCCAGATTAATCATTCAAACTCATCCAATTCATCGTCTTCTTCAATTATGCCTTTTGATAAAATACCATTGAGTGTTTTGACTATTACGGCATAAGAGTTGACGTTTTTAAGATATTGCCTGGCTGATTCAAATGGCTTTTGCATTTCAATATGCTGGGGGTGGATCTTTACCATACCGGTCTTCTCCAGAGACTGTCGTAGTTCATAATTTTCAGTATATAGAAAAGCCGCATCCTGGATCAGGCCTTCGACCAACTGTTTCTTAGGCAGATCAACATCTTTGAAAATTTCGGTCAGTTTTTCCAATTCTTTTTGATATACGTCTGATTTTGCCATTTTTCGGAAATCCTCCACCGATTTTCAAATTTTTCGGTTCGTGTGAAAGAAGCCTCCCCTCACCGGTCCCTTAGAGGATGCCGGTATTTTTTGAATGGGGGGGCTATGTAGTCAAAAATACAAACGGCCCGCGCACTCCTGCGCTTAAATGCTCGGCTGCTTCTAATGCTAATCTTATTCGCCACTCTGGTTCTTTCCCCTTAGTGGCATACAGCACGCCTCTGGCTATCTGATCACCACATCCTACAGCCGTATATCCATCCAGTAATTCCCCTACCTGATAGTCACTGTCAATAAAGAATAGCCGGCCTTCTATGCCAACTAGAAATATTCCACCCCGTTCCTCCTCGTTGATCTTTGTTGCGTACCCTCCTGCTTTTAAACAGTCTCTTACCGCTTCGATAAAATCAGTAACCATATACTGATAAATATCTTTCTTGGTACCATCAGTCTTAAAAAGGGATGGTGGTTCTAATTTAAATCGAAGTAGTTGCCCCATTCGCCATGATGAAGTAAAGCCCATTAAAAAAGGACCGTTCCGGAATACTTTCCAATCGGTCCTAAGCTGTAAATCCCATCCAGCAACTGATGCACTATCACCGCCCATGTAAACCTTATTATTATCGATCAACCCAACAATGCAAGTCATCTTATACCTCCCTATGCAGTATACTCTTCGAACCACTTATGAATATAACCGGCCCACTCATCCTGCCGGTACCGCCTATCCTCATCAAGCTCCAGCCGTCTCAGGCATTCATCCTGGCTTACATAACAGAAGATTAATTCCGCTCCCAGATCCGCAGCTAACTTCTCTCTCTTGTAACGATCCGCATAGCCGCCAATTATCCAGGCGTTATTCCACTTTCCATACCTGGTCTTTATATTATCAAGTAGTTGGTTGTGAATACCTCGCACATTAACCAGTAGATTATCCGGCTTATCGTAATAGGGTAACATCGACACTGCCGTGTACAGCTGGTCAATATCTACTACTAGATCACCTCTACTTATTTGCTGCCGAATAAATGTTTTCTTTCCGGCTAAAGGCGGCCCATAGACAATACATACATCCTTTGTAGGCTTATGACCAAACCGGTGATGGATCTGATTGTGACAGTCAAAACATACCAATATAACATTTTTAGGGTTAAGACTAATGTTATAATCACATACATTTTCCGGGGTCAATTCAATTGTATGGTGACCTATTATTTCTATTGATTTAGCTATTGTCCTTCCGCATTTTTCGCACTTATTGCCACGTTCGTTTATTAATAGCAATCTGAAGTTAATCCACTCATCGGAAGCATAAAAGCTTTTTAATATAGCGTATTTAGCCATAGTCTTTATTCCTTTTCCCAAGCGCTTGGAAATTTAAAAGTTCTTAAGCTCATCCATTTTCTTCTGATGATCGAAACGTTCTCGTTCAATCTGTATATGCTCTTTAATCTTTTTAATCCTTTGTTTCTGCTCCTCTGTAACCATATCCCAGTTAGCATGCAGCATTTCATCATAGCGCTTTATCATATTTGTTAGCTGCCCCATAGCTACGGCTTGAGCCTTTAATGACCTCTCCTGTTTATCCCAAGCAAACTGTATTTCGTATTCTTTTTCCCAGCCATCACCTTGAGAGCTTTCAAACTCCTTTTCTCTTTTTAGTTCTTTTGTCATATCCTCTTTATCTTCCACAAACATGATCTTTTGACTGTGAATGATAGCTGCAAACTTCATACGAATATTTAAATACAGGATATCTATAGGCGCCATTCCTTCGGTATCCTTTAAGATATCCACCGTTGCTTTAGGCAAATACTTAGAAAACAACCCATGAATATAATGGTTCATATTGTGAGTAGGAGCTCCACCGCCACTATTTCCAACTGCGTTTTGGTTTCCGTAAGGAGCGCCTACTTTACCGACTCTGTCTTTCCACCTGTCTTTCACTCTCCAGGTCTTAATATTATTAAGCTTCTCTCCTAATTGATCAGCTATTTCAGTGGAGCTTAACCGCCCACCGCTTTCTTTATATAAATTAAAAGCCTCATCCCTATTAGGACTTCTTTGTCTGCCCACTCAACCCCCTCCCAAACAAAAAGTAAGATTTATTTTTTATCTTACTCACGGTAGTTAATTATTGAATTGATATCTAATTGGAGATTTAATTGAGTTTGTTTTTTCCAAGTTTTTATATTATTTTCAGTTAGCAGCCCTTGTTGTTCGGTAGCTGTTGTTTATTGCTCTTTCCATTTTCTGTTAAGTGTTTTTATATTAATGTAGTTCAAAGCTAGATTAATTCAGTATTTGAAGCTGTTTTTCTGGTACTTTCCGAATGTGCTATTTATATAGAGAATCAGACATTCAAAATAATTTGTTCCTTCCTTAATATGTCTTAATTTTTATCTCTCGAATGTTAATATGTTAAAAAATAAGACATTCAGATAAAAAATAACTTAAGTTGTCCTGATCAAATTATTAAGTGAATCGCTATATTTATCGTAAGTCTCCCTGTCCAAACCGAGATATCTTTTTGTTTCAGCCTCGCTCCTATGCCCCAGCATTTCCTGAACCAAAGTAACATTATAATCACTTTCAATAAATATTTTATAAGCATAGGTTTTACGCATTGAATGGGCTGAAATGCGTGTAAGTCCAAACTCTCGGCCAGCATCTTTTAGGATCCGGCTCACATGACTGACTCCGATATGTTTGTTTTTGCCCTTCCTGGATTGAAATAAATATTCATAATCTTTCTTATTCCTTATGTATTGCGCTAAGAGCACATCCAGGTTGGCTATTACCTTCACTATTCTTGGCTTGATATTTTCTTTCCTAATATTTTTACTATTAACTTTTTTACCTTCCATAATCTCAAAATACCCTTTATTTAGGGCAGCTCTTATATCCCTTACCTTCTGGCCAACCAGGTCACCGGCTCTGTACCCTGTTGAAATCCCGAGAACAAATAACATAAAATCTCTTTCATTCTTACTTTTTAAGAAGTCCTGAATATCCAAGACCTTTTCCCTATCTTTTATGGGTTTTGCCGGTTCTTTCTTAGCCATATTTTTAATTCCCATCTGTTTTAATTATTGCGATCAGCTAGCGGGATTTATGCCTGCTCCACTCAATTATTCCCCAGACCGAAAGCAAAAAATAAACTAACATTAATAGGACCTGGGCATAGATCCCGGCCCGGTAATCAATTGCTGCCCATACCAGATTAGTGATTATCCAAATATAAAAGCACCAGGCCTTTTGTTTAATATTAGCCACGGTGCCTATGATTGAGGCCAGTGTTATTGCCCAGGTCCAGTCCATCTTATTCCTCGCGATCATTATCCCTCTGGAGCCGTAGATCCATCCGGATAAGTTTGTCTAAATCGTCAACTGTTTTCATAACAATGTTTCCGGCCTGGAATTCCTTTACCCACATAGCAATACCTGCTTGAACAATCTTGCGATATTTACCACTTGAATCGCGAATATTCTCAACAGCATGAAGTGTTTTCTGTGAACCTTCATCTCGATTTAACTTTTGTTGACCCTTTTCCATTGCAGTTACCCCTCCCTCTCCAATATAATGGAAAAAGAGATAGTGCTTTGGTTCATCTGCGGCCGCAGGCTTACACTATCTCTGGTGCCAGGGGTAACCTGGTATAAGGGAGGATGTTAGCGCATCCTCCCTTTGTTATTTAGTTATTTCTGCCTTCTGGCCGGTGAATTCTTCCCAGCGTTTTATAATTACATCGCAGTAAACCGGATCCAATTCCAGACCATAGCCTCTTCGCCCTGTTTGTTCAGCAGCTATCAATGTGCTGCCGCTCCCCAGGAAGCTATCTAACACTATCTCACCGGGCTTGCTGGAATTCCTTATCGCCCGTGCACATAACGCTAAAGGCTTCATAGTAGGATGATCAGCATTTCTTGATGGTTTATTAAAGCGCCAGGTGCTAGTTGCTGAATCATCGCCCTGATCCATTACTTCATAATCCGGTACCCTAAGTGTAATGGACTGGATCCCGGTGGAGAAGGTTAGTATTTTCCCATCTTCGGTATCTCTTATTGTCACTCCAGTGGATTCATCAATTACTGTACTTTGCTTACGGCCACCATACCACCTATGTTTTGAGCCCGGCTTCCAACCATATAATATAGGTTCATGTTTTGGCTGATAATCCATGCGGCCAATTACAAACTGGTTTTTAACCCAGATAATACACTGCTTAACCATCCATCCTGCATCTACCAGGGCAGTTCTAAAATTAATACCCTCACTTTCTGCATGGCATACATAAAACGCTCCGCCCGGAGCTACTGCATTAAACATATTCAAAAACGAAGCCCGGAGAAAGTTATAAAACTCAGCCGGGCTCATCTTATCATTCATGATTTTTAGTTTATCTTTAGTACCACCGGTATAATCTACGTTATAAGGTGGATCCGTAAATATCATGCCGGCAAACTGGCCATTCATTAGCTTTGTAACATCATCCTGGCTAGTTGCATCACCACACATTAACCGGTGGTTTCCAAGCTGCCAAATGTCCCCGGTCTTTGTAACCGGTTCAATAATCTTTGCAGCTTCGGCTTCGGCATTGAAGTCATCCTCAATAATCTCCGGTTTGAGCTGGAACTCAGTGATAAGGTCATCGATCTCCACTAAATCGAAACCGGTAATCCCAATATCAAAATCCCCGGCTTTAAGTTCTTCTAATAAATCCTTTAACCGGGGAAAATCCCAATCACCGCTTATTTTATTAAGGGCCAGGTTTAAAGCCTTCTCTTTATCCTCAGGTAGGTCGACAACTGATACCTCTACCTCTTCCCAACCCAGCTCCTGCAAAACCTTTATTCTCTGGTGACCACCTACTACATTGCCAGTTCTCTTATTCCAGATAATAGGGTCGATATAGTCAAACTCCTGTATAGACTTCTTCAACTTCTCATATTCTGGCTCCCCAGGCTGCAGATCTTTGCGGGGATTGTATTCTGAAGGATTCAGGTCGCTTATGTGCTTTAGATCAATCTGCATATTTGTCAAAACTCCTATATATTAATCGACATGAATAAATGATTTAATAAAAACAAGCCCCGGTCTCCCGAGGCTTGTTGTGTTGTACCCCAGTTGCCCGAGGTACGCATTATAAGTATTTTCAGTATATAAGATTAATCCGGACTTTTGTTCCCGATTTTTTCCTTAAATTTTCCCGATTTTTTCCTGATTTTTTCTTATTCATTATCCCTATACAGTTATCCATGGCCTAATTGATACACCCGAGTCAGTTACGCTTAATCTTATTTTTTTGTTGTTGGATTGGGTATTAGGGAGATTTGTTCGGTATTTCTCATTTTATATCTATCCATTAGTAACTCATATGGCTCAATTTTTGGATGAATTAACTGTTCTCCATTCTTAGGAACGATTCCATTAGCTTCAAAACAAATATCTTTAACCTCATAAAGTTTTGATCCTATTGCCTGACATTTATCATAATTAAATATGGTAATATTTCTTCCTGTTTGGTCAAGGGAACTATTAAACTTGATTCCCTCAAATTCTAACGTCTTAATGAACTCCGCAATGTATTGTAATGGTATGTAACTTTTTTTATCGGAATCATAGGGTCTTGAAAAATCATCCATAACTAAATACATAAGATTTTGCTCAAAGCCCTTATCGTAATTACCAAATGAATCATATGAAAAATCAGCTATTCTTAATGACTCATTAACTCTTATTTCGGCTATGCTCACATCGCTATTTAGATAGGGTCTAACTTCAACCAAGGCTGTATATGGTTTTTCAGATGTATACAAATACTTTATAAAAGCTGGATTGGTTCTCCCATCATTCACAATATCATTATCCTGTGGAACAAAAGAAGCCTTTTCGTTAAATCCCCAAAATCCTAATTCAATATCTGATAGTGCCTCTCTTTTGAGTTCAACACTTGTTAATAGGGTAACCAAATCTTTTTCTTCATAATTAATATCATTCTCGGGAAAATGTAGCCACCTCTTTTTCCCAGTATACAATCGCGCTCTGTAGAGAATTGTGCCTTTTTTAACTTCTGATTCCTTCTTTTTGGTAAGGTGTTTGAGGTGGTCAAGAATTTCATGATTTACAAAAAATCTATTCTTATAAAGTACTGCGTTTTTGAAATCATGCCATAACTCATAAGCAGCGTCAAAATTACCACTATTTATACTCATTTGAGCTCCTTTTACATTAGTATTTTGCACTAACAACGTTCAAAGTTCAGAATTCCACATTATGGTGAAATAGTCCTTCCTATAACACTTTTGTTTTCTGCCAAAGCGCCTGGTCCATAAATAGCCCCAGAACCTCTTCCGCTTCTTCATCCGAAAGGTAATTAAAGCACCAAGCCAAGGTTTTGACGATACTATTTTTTTGGTCATAATAGGTGTTTTTATCGAAAGATTGTTTTTCACAGATCTGCAGCCAGGACATTTTTTTAACATAGATCATCTCAATCATCTGTCTTTGCTCTTGATCCAGCATAGTGTCAATCGAGACTTCAACTATTTCCTTCAATGCCTCTAAATTCTTGATTTTAAGTTCAAGCTTCCTAACCGTGTCTCCCTCAATACGGTTAATAACAGCTGTCTCAACAGGGGAGGAAACCGAGTAAGTTTTGCCTTCTCGAAGTTCGTAACTAGCCACCATGCTAGGCTCCAGTTGTTGGCGGACCATTTCAATTCGCTGCATAATCGCCATAATTCGAATCGGGAAGCTCTTGTAAGTGTAAAGTAGTCGCTCAGTGGCCTTATACCATGAATTGCCCTTTTTCTCCCCATTTTTCACTTGGTCTTCTCCCCTTCCGTCCAAGTAATCCCTATCAACTGCTCTTCTTGACCTTTTTACTATCATCGATCGTACCCTTAAGCTGGATGACTAGATTCTTTATTTCTTGCTCGATATTTTCAGGGTGTTGTTTTATCTCCCAGATCTTCCTGTGAACCTCTTTCTTTTTCTCTTCCACTAGCTTCAGCTGGGACCTCAGTTCATAGGCCTGCTTGTCCAATGTTTCCTGTTTAGCTCTTTCAACTTCCAACTTCTCCTTAATAATTACCTGATTTTTTTCAAGCTGCTTCTGGCACCTGATTATTTCACTGACAATGGCCCGCACTAATCGTTTATTGCTCCCGGATGAGTAAACATATGGCAGCCTGATCGGATATAATGTCACGACTGATTTATCTTCATAGCTGGCGACTAACATAATATCGTCTTTAATATAAAAGCTGCTCGGCTTACTTTCCTTGCTTACCTGCCCTCGAAATAGAAAAGTGCTGTTATCAAATAATTCCAAGATCTTCTGTACAAGTTTGTTGTGATTATTAGCAATATACTGGTTTATTTCGGCCGGCGGAATGAGCAGGATCCGCTCGCAATACCGTTCCAAAATATGCTCTGTTACATTCAAGCCATCCCCTCCCCCATTTTCAAGCCATTTTTCTTTTGCGATAGTCGGGCCCGGGTACCCATACCCCGTCAGTAACTTCAATGATTCTCGAAACAACCCGCTCCCCAACCTGCTTTTCCAATTGATCTATATCGTAATTTGATGTTAATATCATCGGCCGATGCGTACGGTACCGAATATCTACCAGGTTGTACAACTGATAATCAACCCACTCTGTAGGTTTCATTGCCCCTATATCGTCAAGTATTACGATGTCATCAACCTTGGCTCTGTGCAGCATATATAATGCTTTTTCTTTAGACCGTTCATTACCTGAATAACTCTCTTGAAGAGTGGTAAGAAGGTCTGTGACATTGAAAAATCCGATGTACATGCCTCTATATTCCTGGGAAATTTTCGCTTCTTCAAAACTAATATTTTCTGAGTTATTGGACTTATAGCCAAATCTCTCCACATTGGCAGCTGCGATCGCATAAGCCGTCCCTACTACGATGTGTGTCTTTCCCGTACCAACCGGGCCGTGAAGAAATAAGCCTTTTCCATTGGCGATGTTACCGATATCTTGCTCGGCATAGCCCATACATCTCTTTAATGCTTTATTCTGATCATTGTTACGCGGAAAATAGTTGTTAAACCTGGTATTTATGAATTTGGGAGGTATCCCATATGAGTTCCAAACAGTATTTAATCGATCACCAATTTTTAGGGTATCCATTTCCATTCTCCTTTCCTTCGGGTGAAGGTGGGCTATATTCATCTTCCCATCCTTTTGCGTTGAGCCAGGTTGCTGGGTTAGGTATGAATTCCCCTGCGTTTTTTTTCCATTTTGGTGATGCTCTACCATTCTCTATGCCGTTGAGTATTTTCTTAAATAGCAGATCATCAGGGCTAATTCTTAACCAGGCCTTCTCGGCCGCACCTTTTGAGTGCTTCTTAGGATACTTATCCCAGAATTGATCAAATAATTGCTCCTGCTTCTTACTCTTGAATGGTGGTCGTGGTTTATCTGCTGTTTCATCCGGTTGTTCACTTTGATCACCCTGGGGGAATAAAAGGGGGTTACTATTTTCTTTTAATTTACTTTCTTTTACTTTATTTGCATTGCTTTCGCTATGCGTTTGCATTGCGTTAGTATCACTGTATTTCGACCACCGAGTTTTAGCTGCTTCTTTGGCTTTCTGGGAGCGTTTTTCTTTTATTTCCATCCTTCTGAGAAGTGATTTGCTCCAAATATTTGTACCGTCTGATTCAAAAAGTTTGAACTCATTTATGCAGTCATTTATAAATTGCTGTGCTTTTTCATCGGTGCAATGCATTTGCAATGCGAACGCATTATAAGCATACTTACCCTCGATACTTAAACGGTAGTCTTGCTGATCTCTCATCATTTCGATGATCATCCAGTACCAGCCATAACCTTCCCACCCGTAAACGCTACGCATGCGTACTATCTTTGGATCTTCCCGGGCATTACTATCGTGGGAGAAATAGAATGTATCCTTCAATTAAATACCCTCCCCTGCTTGGACTAATCGTAAAATTGGACGGTTTGGTGGAACTACTCCGTTTTCCTCGGTCCAATATCGTATGTCACCATGGACAATGACTCCTAATAAGCCCTCTTTGGGTTTATTCCATTCAAGCCATTTGATATTAATAAAATGTACTGTTTTAGGTATCCCGTTCATAGTCACTTCAAATTCTTCATCTGGTTTGGGTATTTCTTGGTGAAACTTTACCGAAAGTGCAATGTTAATATTGGCTGGTTTGCCGCGGGGATCTCTTTCGTATAAGAGGCATGTTTTATAATCATGCTTACCATAGCAGTCGCCGCCGTGATGGTGCTTTTCTCTTATGCAATATTGGCAGTAATCAATCTGCTTTTCTGATTGCATGTCCTATGCCTCAATGATTCCCTGCTCAAGTCTCTTATCAATGTCCCAGGGATCTGCTATTTTCCAACCCATGCAGTCTTCCATATCAGTGCATTGCCGTTCTTTTTTATCAATAGTACATTTACCATTCCTTGAAATATCTAATGATTTAGGTCGATTTTTTATATTTGGTTGCTCCCATCGACGGCAGCTACCACAGCAACGTTTTGGTTCGGACATATAAATTCCCCCTTACAGATGCTCGATCATCTTTGTAATTAATCCAGATGTTGCCTGTTTATATTTGACCCGGCTCTCTTCTTCAATTTCACCCAGGGCTGTAAGCAATGTTTTGAAGTCAGATACCAACGTATCGAATCTAAGTTTAAATGTAATTTCGGCCGCGCTGCGCTGGCCAGCCCTAAGTGTCTCCAGTTCCTGCTCAACTTCCTCGGGAATTGTTGTAACTGTAGTGGCAGCAGTAACGTCGATGGGCTTGTCCTTCAGCTGCTCTTCAAGTTCCTTGATCTTCTCCTGGGCTTCGTTTAATGATTCCAGTAACCGTTTCTCTTCCTCGGTATCACCGGACGATTGAGCCTCGGCCAGGTCCTTTCTCATTTGGGCGACAGACTCGCCCCACTCAATAAACTTTTGTTCATACTGATCCTTCTCGGTCTTCAAGGTTTCCTGAAGCGTTTTGACATCCTTTTGTGTATCTGCCAGTACTTTATCTGCTAAGCGTTTGTCCTCTTCGGCTTTGGCCTTTGCAGCGTTCAACCCTTCCTGTACTTCCAGCAGGTGTTTATTATGTTTCCGCTCCTCTTCCAGTTCCTTGATTACTTTTTGGAGCTCCCGGGTGGACATATTATCAATATCATGATTTTCTACAAACTCTTCGCGCTCACCATCCGGCAGCGCCAGTAAAGCAACTGCCTGCGTATAACTCAAACTTCCAAGCGCTTGGGATTTTGCACCGGTCTCACCGAAGAGGGCTATCTGATCAGCTCCGTACTCCTCGAAGATCCTCATCATGTTATTTGCCGTACTCTGAGAAAAATCAACTGATATTTTCAACCAGGTACCCCACTCACCATGAGGCACGCATAGCTTGGCCTCACACAACCTACGGCCGATTTCGATGCTGTTATATAAGACCATGGTCCTGGTCTGGTTTATAATATTATTTATTTCGGCCGCTATGAGCTCTGGGCTTCTCTGGATCGCAACTACTGTTGACATTTAAACCTCTCCCTCCGAATTATGCTGGTATTTGAATTCTCACTTTAGGCTTACTGATCTCTAATTTAGCTTTCTTAAACGCCTCGACAAATGCAGCCACCTTTTTGTCCGGAAGGCAATTGTTACGGCCGTATACCTGAGTCACCTGGTGGCCTCGGACTTGCACAGTAAAGAAAGGTACATCAGGTTCGGACCGTTTCCTAATAACTAGAATCACATACGATTTGTCAACGTAACCCCTGGCATAAGTGCCAACACAATGATTCAATGCTTTGCCTTCATTGATAAGTTCTTGAGTGCTGGCTGCAGGCCTGATGATCAAACCGCTGCGAGTGAACCGGTACCGCTGGTCTAAATCTTTTACCATTGCTTTTATTTTTTCATCCAGTTCCTTGTCTGCCTTGGTCTTAATTTGCTTAATAGTATTCTGATGAGCCCGATACAGATCACGGGGAAACATCACGCTCTTCTTGTTAAGATCTAGATTCAGTGTCCGACAGTCAGAAATATAATCCCGCCATGCATGTGCCAATTGAGATTTATTGTAATAATGCTTTGGTACATTCGATTTTAACGGGAGTAAAATAGAGCCTGGTTTTATTTGCCGTTCGTACTGCTTGTTTATGTAGGTGCTGGCACTTCTTAAGGTAAGATTATTTAATAATCCAAGTAGATTTTTCTCCCAATACCCATCGTTTTCGATATCTTTGATTTCTTCGAATGTCAGGTTGGATCCGTCGCGTTTTGAAATTTGCAGAAGATGTAAGAATAACCCATCGACTTCTACGCCAGATTGCTTGATTGCCTTTAAATCTGCTCCAGTTAGACGCAACACCTTGTCCAATGATTTCCCGCGCCAGTTAATGGCTCCCCAGGTGCAGTTTCCCCAGATCTTATCTTTTACTAGATTGCGGAATCCCAGCTTGGTCAGATACTCAACACAGGGTGCTTTTGCATATAATCCTAAAAAGCGCTCCGGGGAGACCTTCGGGTATTGCTCATAAGTGCTGTATTGGAACGGAGTTCCTTTTATTGCCTGGTGGACACTGGCCAGGCATACGTCGTGATATCTCTTATTGGCAATGTGGTTCTGCTCAAACATAGAAAAGATAGTGCGCCGCTTTTCCCAGTTGAATTCCGTAATAGATCCAGCCGCATTGAAATAGCTCTGCCGTGTGAACATGGCGCTATTCCCCATTTCGAACACATAGCGCGCTGTCTCCAGATACTTGGTTTTCACATAATAGTAGTCTCCACGGTAGTCCCGGGCAGCCATAATTCCCCGCGCCACAATTACTTTAGGATCCTTTCGTGATTTCTCAAAATATAAGAAATAAGCATCATCATACATATAATTGCGACCCATTCCGCTCGATTTCACTACGCATAAGCTCTTACACTTTGGGCACTTAACAAGCTCATTATGCTTTAGTTTTGTCTGCAGATCAGTGTGGCAGTGGGTACAGTACCCATACTGCTTATTACCTTCACGTCTCGTGAAAATGTAGCGGCTTTTTAGGAAGACTCTCTCCCTTGCATATATTTCAATGGCCTTACTGATCCCAGGAGCAAAATGATCCATATATTCTTCGTACATAAAACAGTCCCCCCCTATAAGAGATCTTCTAGCTTCACATCAAACTCTACTGATTTCTTTTCCGGTACCGGATCAGCAGTTGCAGATATAACTGCAGGCTTTTCAATGCCATAGTATTTCAGTACAACATCAAAACCTTCTTCATCGGTAAGCATTGCACGATTATTTTTAGCCTGTTTTCTGGCCACGTTCGCCATTTCATCGTAGCTCTTGGTAATCGTCTTACCATCAGCAAGTACCTTTTTCGCTGACTCAGGTGACGATTCCAGATGCTTAAGCAGAAAATTACCAATTACCTCAATGGATTTATCATCCTTATTGGCATCTATCTCGGTTTGAAGTTTTTTAATAGCATCATTCAACACACTTTTCACTCCCTCGCATTTTTACCTTTCTTCTTTGTTTTGGCCTTGGGTAACACCAGCTCTGGCATTTGTACAACAGGTGGTGCCCAGTTTGCATTTCTCTTCCGATTAAACCTTTCCATGCACTCCCAATAATCTAGACTGCCATCGTGATAGATTGGGGGTCCTTCCCGGGGAACGGTACAAATTGCTTTAAAACTGACAGAGCTCAAGATCTCACCTCCGGAAACTCACTATGTTCCACCCCATCCAGGAGCCGGCCAGCGTTTTTCTTGCCAGACTTAACCATCGGTTGCCCATCGGACCAATCAATAGTTTGTTTCCGATATAAACGCCCTTTTTCACCAGGCCACCAATCGCCCCAACTCTTGAAAAAGAACGGCACCCCTGCTGCCTGGCATTGATCCCTTAGTGATCTCACCCAGCCCGGATGCATCGGTCTGGCGCCTGGGCCAGTCTCTCCGCCGCAGATCAGCCAATCGAGTTTCAATATTTCTTTGTAGCCGGAATAAGATACAATATCGCATCCGCATTCAGGACATTTGGTATTATCATTATCTGAATATTCCAATTCATCTAAATCGGTAAAATATCTTCTCTGGCATCTTACACATCCACAATCAGCCAGCCACTCCCTTAAATCCACCGGCCCCAGCATCGGTTCAATTGATACAAATCTCTTTGCCACTGGTATCTCCAGCAGTATGGGTATCCGCTCATCTGCCCGGGCTTGGTTCTCGGCGGTAACGCCACACCAGACGTTCTCCATTGGCGTAACATCAGGAATACCAAGAGCGTCTATCACTTCATACCAACCCTGATAAGAACAATTTTCATCGTACATGGCTTTTAAGATATATTTCTGCATCCGCTCCGGGCGCTTTGTTAAAACCATAAATGTATGCTGTGAAGCCTTTGCCATAACTGCAAATATATAATCCAAGAACTTGTCCGGCACATCCTCATGAAATAAATCTCCCATGCTCTGGACAAAAATCCGTCGCGGCTTTTTCCAGTGCAATGGTTTTTCAAAGCAGTCAATATATGGATGGAATACCCCGTTAGAACTATCAAAGGGCTGTCCGTTACCAAATCTCTTGTTTAATCGTTCAGCATAACAATTAGCGCAGCCTTCGCTTATTTTGGTGCAATGGTACCCAAGATCAATTGTGCGGATCGGGTTCCAGGTATCCGTTGCCCACTCAATTTTGGTTGGCATCCTTACTCACCCACTTTCAGCTTCCTTACAAGGGTTTTCTTATCTATCAAAATAGCTCCGTTTCGAAGAGCATTAGACCTTATTTTCCGGCTCAGAATGTCATAATGAGGATGCCGGTGCTCCTGAAACCATTCGCGCTTGAGACCGATCCCGGCCGCAAATGAATGTAAATCTTCGATGGATCCGGTGGTGACCAGGTGGACACCATCTGTGTAAATCATTAGGACACCCCCAATATTTCAGAGTTATCGTGGATGTTGCCGATAACCTTCATACCATGAAAGGTTGCTTTGGGAGCAATAGACCATTTCCCGTCTTTACAGGGAGTGCAACATTGGAACTGAGTAAAATTACCAAAACTATGCGGTTGTGTTCCTGTTCCTCCAATTCTCCTTATAACGAATACCTTGCCAGTTCCGTCTTTGACAATATCGTTTTCATAGGATTCAATTCCATTAATATCAATAAATCCGGTAAACTGACCGATGGTTGTTAGGTCAACCTCAACTTCATCACCTTCGCCAATATAACGGCATAATTTAATATACTGTTCGGTATTAGAATATTTAATATAATAACCGTATACCCACTCGCCGTTATTCAACCGCTTGCCCCTGAATTTAATCTCCTTCACTAAGCCACCTCCAACCCTTCCACCGCATCCTGGTCCGGGCCTTCCAGTCCGTCCTCAATAGGCTCCTCCAACTTCCGGCCGCTTATAACTCCCTTAGAGGTCCAGATCTTAGTGCTGCCTATCGCATAAGGGTCGATGCTGACCATGTATGTAGATTCGTCCCAGTTCCAAAGCCCCTGCATACCCTTGGCCGGGATGGGCACCTTCAACTGGTGAATGTTATCGAGCACCCATGCGAAACGACCGGGACTATAATCTCCGAAGGCAAGCTCGTTGCCGGTAATAATCTGCTTATTCTCGAGGTGGGCTGCTGCCGTTATCCCATTTACAGTGGTGCGACCGGCGATCATAACACAATCAACCAGATTACAAATACCAACTACCTGCCCAAAAGGGAGCTGTCTTAGATGAGGTTCTACCCCATGTCTCATAAGCACAGATGTAAATGGTTCTTCATACCATAATTGTTTAACCCAGCCCGGTATATTTTTAGAGGCATGAATTAATAAGGGGCCGCGATAAGATGTAAACCACGAACGGGTTTCATTATTCTTTTCTCTCCATGGAACAAACATAGCCCATGGTTGCCATAACGAGATTACTCTCATTACGCCACCCCCTGGGCCATCAGCTCACGCATTAAAGCCATGGCTATAGGATCATGGATGACATCGTTTACCTTCCTCTGAGCGCTGCTAAGAATAAATATCTGCCTCTGATAAATCTTTTCAGCCTCAGAGGGTAAAGCCGCAGTTTCATTCATTTCACCGCCGATAAAATTATTGATATCCGTTTCTTCCAAGAGTGTGGAACTGGGGTCGCCAGACTCGCTTAGCACGGTATTGTCTCCTAAGTTATTGTTGAGCTGGTTCGAATCGTCTGTACTACCCTGAGTCTGTTTTTGCGCTTCCTCTTTTTTGCCCGCTCTAAGTCCCTTGGCAGGAATAATATCTGCAGCTATTAACCATTTGCGCATAGTAGAATCTGACACCTTACACGCCAATGATGCATGCCAAATATTATGGCCTGACGTCTCCCAAATGTGTTGTAACTCCTCCATTGATGGAGGGTCTATTTTTTGTCCCTTCATATCATCCTCTCCTCCTCTAATCGATATAATTGACACCGCACCCTCCCGGGGCTTGTCCGGGTTAATATCATCAAGAAAGAACGAACCCTTGTATTTACCGAAATCAACTGTCACATGTTTTTCGGTGACCTGAAGTATCCGGCCAGCCCTAGTCTTTACTTTGTTTCGCATATCTTGGATCGTATATTCAATTGTCTTGCCAGCAGCCAGGTCGGAAGCTTCGTACATATTTTATCTCCCCTAATTTTCTATCCGGACGTTAACGATTCTCCGTCCCCACTGGACCGCCTGATCGTGACTATCCATGTAAATATCCAACCGGTTGCCCTGAATCGCTCCGCCAGTATCCTCTACTACTCCGGGCCCATAACCTGGTATGTAAATCCTTGTCCCTGCAGCTAATACATTAGGATCTGCTGCAATGGTTCCCCTTTGCGGCCAGGTACCTGTACTGGTTCTGTTACTTGTCCAGGTATAGGCCGAGACTTCACAAGTTATCTGCTGGCTTCCTGAACTAATCCCACTTCCCTCGGTACTGTTAATACGTCCCCGGGATGAAGAAACTCCCCCAAGCGGTTTGTCTTTTCAATGTTATGAATAACCTCGCGGGGATCCTGATTAGGGCAATTGGTTTCTGCGATACTCCAAAGGCTATCCCCCTGCTGGACTGTAACCTCTGTTTGGGTGGTAATGGGTCGTAATTCTTCTTTTATGTGGCAGAATATTGTGAAAAATATAAGGAATGTTAATATTGCCAATAGCGCTGCTATCGTGGCCTTTAGATCATCTGACTTTTGCATGGTTGTCCTCCTCTCCAATGGATAGATTTGCCAATGTGACTGGGCAAAAAAATTTTGTGAGGTTTTTAAAACTACGTATTAACGCTTTCTAGCTCTGCTGTAAATCTTTCGTATATGGTAATTGCTTGATCTATGTCTTTAGCAAACCAGATCTCCTCATAAAACGGTTCAATCAAGGCTCGCATTTTACGTGATTGCTCTTCGGTTGTCTGGCTGCCTTCTTTGATGAATTGATGAATAGGGCTTCCTTCCCGAATATCATCGTAAGAGTTATATCTTTTTGTTGGTATTTGCGTAAAATCTCTGATTTTTTCTTCATGACCTTTGCGAGAGGTTTTAAGTGCATCTATTTGATGATCTATACTTTGTATAGCTTCCACGTCTGCTGTTAATCCGAAATGCTCATACGACTGTAGCTTCCTGGTCTTTTCAGCGGTGGATTGCTGGCGGCTTATCTCCTGTAACTTAGAGTTAATCTTATTGGTAAACAATTTTATAAACTGCTCAATACGTTTGAAATCCAGGCCGGTATCATTTCTAATAATCTTTACTTCACTCATTTCCGTTACCTCCTACCAAATTACGGCGATGTCGCCGTTATATTCAACTTCTGGCTCGATAACCTGTACAACCCGATAGGTTTCATAATCCCAAAAAAGCAAATGACTTTTCTTGGGATCGAGGAAATCTTTAGCGTTAATATCTTCAGTGACTAATTCTAATTTAAGAACAATTACTCCATCCATGGTGCTTTCACAGTCGAAATCTTTGACATAGTCATCAAGGTATTTTTCTACATCATCTTTACTTTCGCAGAACTCATTTTCTTCAGAACGATTATTAATTATCAAATACTTCATGGCTTCCTCTCGCTCGTAAGCCAGACGAGCTTTTTCATCACAAATGGCACAAGTACAATGAGCCAAAATGGACGATAATGTACCATCCAAATATCTATAGCGTTCATGATACTTTAGATCATTGGTAGAACCGCATTTCTTGCAAACCGGTTCAACGTCAACAACTTGCATCGTAGCTGGCTTTAGCCCGTAAGGCTTTCCAACGCACTCACATATATTATTATCTGAATAAATTTTCAGGCACTTTGAACAATATTCCATTTACCTCACCCTTTCGTTACGTAACTTACTTTGGCCTCAGCTCCCTAAACACCGCTATAATCGGTGCCATCTTCGCGCTATCAGGTCTGTATTTCTCCTGCCATTCAATGTCCGGTTCTATGAGGTCAAGCAGTCTGGTGATCGCTTCTAAGTTTGTTGGCTCAGCCTTTGCTTCCAGAGACGCCTGCAGCTGCTCTTCCAAAGTCTTATTTATCTTGAGAAAATTATTAATACTTTGCTCGGTCCTTGCTTGGCATTTATTACAGGCTTCGCAGGCCACACTGAGCGCTTGGTGCATATCCGTTCATCCTATCCGTGATATACTTTATAAGCTGGGAGGGTGACGGTAGACTGGCCGGCCACATCCGCCAAACTGCTCCCAGCTAGATTATTCATCAGATATATTTCATCGGCCCCGCCTCATCCGGCCAGTTACCCACTTCATCGGCAAGGGCCTATTGGGTTCTGTTGATAGAGCGGACCGATCCTGCCCCGGCTACTGGTGAATTGCTCGACCCTTATCATCAGGGACCTGTGATAGGTGTGTGAGTTTGGTATCACCAAGACCGTCACTCCGCATGTCATATCGCCACGCTGCCGCCCTGTGCTTGCTACCCCTTTATTGCAGGCTGTATAATTTCACCGTTGTACTCTACCGTTAAATCTTCCGGCGCATTAAATAGGCAAAAGTAAAAATTTCTTAATTCTTCCCGAACGTCATACTCATGGCCCTCTCGGATGCTCTCATAATCCTCTTTGATCTCTTGATAATCCTCAGTAAGGTCTTTCTTATGTTCTTCTAGCTCGGCCGGTTCCAAATCAAGGTCTTCCACGTTTTGCTGAATATACTGCTCTACAGTCATTCCGGGTTCGTAGCCTAAGTTATTATCTTTAAGACGCCTTTTAACCTCGGTAATAATCCACTCCTCAGTCTCCTCTTTATAAAGGTCATTCAGGTACCATTCCATTTGGCCACGAAGACTATCACCATGATTTTTTTCCCATTTATAATGGGCAGCCATTAATACTGGCCAGACTTTTCTCTCTAATTCATTTTCTAGGATAATCCTCATGTATTTTCCACCTCTCTTATTTTCTTTCTTGTCTCTCTAAAGAGATGTGATATAATGAAGTTGCAAATTTATCTAGTCGCTCCGTTTAGGGCGGCTTTTTCTTTGTCTAAATCTTCCGTCAGCATCTTAACCAGCTGGATCTCGAATTGATTCTCCCAAACAACCAGCAAACTAAGCTTGGCTCTGATCTCTTCGATCAGTTCCTTAGCAGCTGCCCGTATTGCAAACCTATCATCATCGGTTAAATCCTCAGGACGTTGCTTATCGATTAGCCTAAACCCCATCTTATCCAAATGTTCATCCGCTTCACGGTCTTCCTTAATGGCTTTTTGAAGTATGTTTTGAGGATGCATATCACCTTTTATAGGCCGGAATAAATTATATCCAGTCCCTTCGAAAGCGACAGCCAGTCCTCCCATTGGATGCATCTTTGATATATTCTGTCTTGCTTCTCTTGGGATCCGACGCTTACCATTAATAGCTGCATATATTGCATCAACTGAATAATTACTGTCCTGGGCTAAAGATTTGGCTGGTGTATCGCTACTCTCCAGGGCACTCCGGAGCATACCGCCCGTTATGACCATCTCTGCTACTGCCATTGACATTCTCTCAATCACTACCTTTCTGTCGTAAACACTTGGTTTTACTTGACATATATTGCCTGTATTCTTATATCAGATACATCACTCCCCTCGCTCTTTGAAAACTGAGCCCGGTTCTGACTCCCCTCGGGGCCGGGTACCCATCCCACCCTCCCCTCTTATGTAGCCGGACTATGCCGGCGAGTATAATTAATCTTCTTTAGTCCAATCTCTCACTTGCCAGCCACCTGGTGGTTTAGTTGTGGTGCTAGGGTTTGGTTTACGTCCTCTTCTTGGGGCCGGATTGGTAGCAGCGCTCGATCCTTCGCGGAGGTAATTGCGAATGAATTCCTGTAGATCATCAGCATTAGCTCTCCATCTGCCGCCCAACTTCTTAACTGGCATCGCGGGATATTTTTTCACATAACTTCTTAATGTATCAATGCGTTTTATCCCGAGGATTGAGCATATCTCTTCAGTTTCAATAAGTGAGTTCATATATTTCACCTGCTTAAAGCTTTATTTAGAAAACTATAATAAGTTAGCAATTGCCTTCATGGCCTCAAACTCTTCTTGTAACTGTTTTAGGTTTATCCTGCTCCATCGGAGGTTTGCTTCCTGATCCAGGAGCTCTGCTTCGCTCACAGCAATTTCATGAGGAAGCTTTGAAAGTCTATCAATAACGTGCTGCCTATCCATTGGCTCATCTCCTTCCACAATTTAACGTTGTTCGCTACTTCAAGACTGTGGGAAACTGTTTATACATTCGAATAGGTTTGTGGCCTATGCACTGACTGAAATTTGATCATCTCCGAGAAGTTCGGTTACTGTAATACCTAAAGCCGAAGCTAATTTTTTCACAATTGGTATGGTTGGATTTTTTTTATTAGCCTCCAATTCAGATATATAAGTTTGAGATACACCAGATTTTTCAGCCAACTTAGTCTGTGACCAGCCTTTTAAGTTGCGTTGTTTTTCTAATTCCATGTGATTTCACCTCCATGGAAATATATTAACGCAAGTGCGTTAATATTGTCAACGCAATTGCGAACTTTTTTATATTATTTTTATACTTTATAATTGCATTAGCGTTAAAAAGTAAGGAGTGAGCTATTTGGATACAGCAAAGCGCATTATAGAACTGCGCACCCAAAAGGGCTATAGTACAAATCGCCTGGCCAAAATATCTGGCATGGCTCAGTCTACCTTGCGAGATATAGAAATAGAGGGGAAACAACCAACGATTCCTACTTTAGAACTAATTTGTAAAGGCCTGGGTATTACATTAGCCGACTTTTTTAGTGATGAGGTTTCTGATGTTCCGGCTCATATAAACGAATTGCTATTATCGGCTCAAAGCCTTACCCCTAATCAAATAGAAACCTTAAACCAGTTTATAAAGGCTATGACCGAGGAAGCGGCCGCAAAAGATGGGTTGCACCTAGTCGCTGAGTCAAAGGGGATTTATATTGGGAAAGCGGCGGCTAATAGAGGGACCGATAATCCAATGGATGATCTTCCCTCTGAAGCCATTGAGAGTATTGAGAGAGCAAAGAAACAATATTTGGACGAAGATGAATAAATAAACAGATACCTGGCCTGCTCTTAAAAGAGCAGGTTTATTAGTTTTAGGGGTAATCGACAAATTAATACTAATTGCAACAAAGAAGGTGATGGTTTGCAGCAAATGTTTGAGTTGGCAGATCAAGAGGGGGTTAATATTCGCTGGTATAATTTCGTTCAGCCAATTAGAGGAATGTATTGGGATCCAATTGTTAAACCCCCAGTAATATTCTTGGATAATACATTAGCAAAAAACAATAGACTTTTGCGTTGTGTCATGGCCGAAGAACTGGGCCACCATTTTACACTGGATCGGGATTGTTTATACCGTACATATTACAACTACCGTGACCGCCTCGATGTTTCGCGAGCTGAATATCGCGCGCTCAGGTGGGCTGCCAAACATCTAATCCCGCAGGAAAAACTAGAAAAGTTAATAAGAAGTGGGATCGTTCAAAAATGGGAAATAGCTGAAGCTTTTAATGTAGTCGAGGAGCTTATCCCTTATAGGATGGCTATGCCTGATGCAGTTAGAGCTTTGTACGGGAATGCCAGCTCATATTAAATGTAAATAATAGGAATGTGGAGGGAAGCGTTATGGCTATTGAAGAGTATGACTTATTACCTTTCCGGAAATTCACTGCCAAAAGTGAGTTTGATAAAGCTTTGCATACCTTTGAAGGAATAATTAAAGGGATCACCATTGATGGCCTAATTAACTCTGATGAGATAGCCGAATTAGAAAACTGGTATCATTTGCACCAACACATTATCGATTTGCACCCTCTTGCCATATTGGGTTTACGACTCAAAACAGCACTCGCAGACGGCATTGTCTCTTTAGAAGAGCAAGAGGATCTTCTCTGGGTTTGTAATAGTTATAAATCAGGAAGTATTTATTATGAGTTAATAACCAAGGATATTCAAACACTGCAGGGCATATTACATGGTATTCTGGCTGACAATAAGATTGATGCGCTGGAAATACAGAGGCTTGAGGAATGGCTTGACAATAATAACCATCTGATTGGAGTCTATCCTTATGATGAGATATGCAGCTTAGTAACAGCAGTTTTGCAGGACGGTAAACTTACTATTGATGAAATAAACATGCTAAGGGTATTCTTTAGCGAATTTATTGATACCAGGACTTCATATAACCTCAATGATTATGAGCTGGAGGAGCTTAGAAAAAGTATTAATATAGCCGGCATCTGTGCAGTTTGTCCTCCGATAATTATCCGAGATAAGCTATTTTCTTTTACGGGAGTATCATCTAAGGCTACCAGGTTAGAAATAAAAGCTATTATAGAAACTGCAGGTGGCAAGTTTAATAACAACGTACTAAAAAATACAGATTTTTTGATTGTCGGGAATGAAGGAAATCCATGCTGGGCTTTTTCTTGTTACGGCCGTAAGGTTGAAAAAGCCGTAAAACTAAGAAAATCAGGGAAGTCTATTATAATCGTTCATGAAAATGATTTCTGGGATGAGATATAAGAATTGTAATTATAATTAGCTAATATTTACCTAAAGGAATCTTCCCTTGCTTCGGATAACTTACCTTGTAGTAAATAGTAAAGGACGATTATTTTTGAAAAAGCCGTGGAAAACCACCGTTAAACCCTTAAATGAAGAAGAATCAAAGTGGGAGATAATTGTACATCTTGGGTTTAATCCTGAGACTAATAAATATGATCGTCGCTATAAGTGGATTTACGCAACAAAAGAGCGCGAAATTCAGGCCGCGACCAGGGAATTTGTATCCGAGATAGAAAAAGAAATGGAAGAAATAGAAAGGGAAAAGGATGTAAAGGTATATTCCCAGGAAATACTTGCAGATTGGTTTACCTATTGGCTTAATGATTATGTTCCGGTCTTTTACAAGTGGGAAAGAAACACCCATGAACGAGCGGTCAGAATTGTAAATAAGAACATCATCCCTGGCATTGGGTATATTCCTATTTCTGAACTTGAGCCGGACCACATAATAGATTTTTATGTAAAGTTATTCAAAGAGGGCAAAAAAGTAAAGACCAAAGATCCAGAAGGTAATTCTATTATAAGATGGGTTGGTTTATCAAACAGATCAGTTCGCTATGTTCATGTGATACTAAACCAGTCTTTAAATGATGCTGTTACGAAGAAAAAGATTTCCGCAAATCCCGCAAATGGATTGAATCCCGCCGCAGACAAAGAGAAACACTACTCAAAATGGGTGGTATTGAGCGAAGAGCAACTCCTAGATTTCCTTGCAAAATCAGAAGGGCATAGGGATTTTGCATTAATCCACACTGCTGCCTACAGCGGCTGTAGACAATCAGAACTACTCGGCTTAACGAAGGATAAGATATTGTGGAAAGAAAAAGCTCTACGGATTGAGCAGTCCCTTCATTTGGATCCAGGTAGTGAAAATGGGTTTGAACATCGACCACGGACCAAAAATGATCCTAGCACCAGAACGGTAAACGTCACAGAAGATGATTTGGAGGTACTGCGGCAATATATTTCCAAACAGAAAGAGGCAGGTATTGTTTCTGAATTAGTTTTTACCGAACCCGATGGAGAGAACATAAATCGCAATAATTTAGGCCATCGATTTTCTAATTTGGCAAGAAAGAACGGGCACCCGGGAATGACCTTTCATCATATGAGACATTCCCATGCTACTATATTGCTTTCTAATGGGGCAAATATCAACGAGGTAGCAGAACGGTTGGGACATGCTGACCCAACTATAACACTGGCAGTTTATGGCCATGTGCTTCCTGGTAGGCACCAACAATTAGCTGAGCACTTCGCTAGTTTAATTAAACCCAAAGAGATAAAAGACGATTCGAAAAAATTTACCCGTAAAAATCTCCGCAAATTTTTCCGCAAATAA